TTAATAACCATCCGATCCCACGGCGTGGGGCATGGATGGGGCAAACTCACTCAATTTCTGGTTCAGGATGAGTACCTGGTCCTGGTTATTTTCAGCCATCCAGGATCCGTACACCCGGTAAACCATTTGCGCGTCGGTGTGGCCCATTTGCTTCGCGATGAAGTTCGGGTTTGCACCGGCAGCTAACGACCAGCATGCATACGTGTGTCGGGACTGGTATGCTCTGCGATAGCGAATCCCGGCGCGTCGCATTGCCGCTTCCCACGACTGGTTAATCGACCCCACTGCGTAATGATGCCCGGCACGGCCATTACGTGATGCGATCTGCGGGTTGAACACGAACGTGCAAGGATGCACATCAGTACGGCCATACTCGCGCAGTTTCACCTCAACCTGATACTGCTTACCCAGGCGTGTCAGTTCTGCCTGACTCTTCAGCACGTCGATCGCTGGCTGAATGAGGTTGATGATACGGTCCGTCCCGGCCTCTGTTTTCGGAAGGGTGAACTCCTTCGTTAACGTGTGGTTCCGGCGGATCATCATCGTACCCGCTTTCAGGTCGATATCTTCCCAGGCCAGCGACACAAGTTCTCCGTGGCGCACGCCAGTGTAGACGGCCAGCGACCACATGTTTTTCAGCTGCTGGTGGGCGCAGGCATTAATCATCCTGACGAACTCCTCTCGCGTCAGCGGGTCCGGCTCGCAACGGGAGCGTTTGAGAAGGGCGATCCCATTAAATGGATTGACCTTCACATACCCGCTGTCGGCGGCGAACTTAAACATACCGCTCATGGTCTTCATGTAGTTGTTGACCGTCCGGACTGATCGTCCTTTTACCGGCGTTTTCTGCCCGACCTTCAGGGTGTGATAACCGGTCAGCAATTCCTTTCTGATAAACAGCAGGTCTTCTTGCGTCACCGCAGATACCAGCCTGTCCCCGCCAATTCTCGGCACCATGTTGCGCGCTATAGACGCATAGCGTGACATCGCGTTGGTGCTGATCTCCATACGCTTCAGTTCAAGCCACTTGTTCGCCAGCTCCAGCACGGTGATTTCCTTGCTCTCCACCCCAAACCTTTTCAGGTTAGGCGAGTCTGGGAATTGCGCTGCATAGTTGAAGTTGCCGGTCTTAATCGAAAAGCACACCGACGCGCGCAGCTCGCCAGCGACCTTTCTGTTTTTTGGTGTATCCGGCACGCCGAGGCTTTCACGCACCCGGCTGCCTTTATAGATGAACCATATGCGGAGCGTACCGCCATGATTCTCCACGCCTGTTGGGTATGCTGACTTAGCCATTATTCCCTCCTGACGTCCAAGAGCCCGCTAAGCATAAACGGATCTTCATTGGCGCGCACCCGGCTGTTTCTTTGACATGCTCTCAACCCACTGGTCGACAGCCTTTCGGTTGTACATGCACTCACTGTTTTCTTTTGGATTTCCGTCAGGTGCAACGTGAAGATATTCGCGTCCAACCATCCAGGACTTTTTACGAGCTGCCTCGATAGTTCCCGGGCGAAGTCCGGTAATCTCGACGAGCTTCTCTTGTGTTACCCAGTCGTTGGGCACAATTAAGGTCATTTCGCTCATGGGTGTCTCCAGGCAAAAAAGAACCCGGCGCGGGGCCGGGCAAAAGGGATCACGAGGCGGTGCTTTCGCACCCAATAGCCAGCTCATAACTGGCTATCAGTTGCGTCATGGTTTGATGTGGAGGCGCGGCTCGCCGTCTTTCGGCTCCGGCCACTGGCGCGCCATATTCACCTTCAGCTTTTCTTCCAGCGCCGCGGTGATTTGCTCATCGGTGATACCGGCGCGCCGCTGCGCGTCCCATAGCAGGAACTGCATATCAGCCCACTCACTGAGGTCGCCAGGATCGGCGGCAGCTTCCAGCGCCTCTTTCGAAAGGTGCTTCAGTGGTCCAATGGGGCCGACGTTGCCGAAGGTTTGTTCTGACCATTCAGCGTGGCGCCGCCGGATCAGGTTTCTGGTGAACTGTGATTTCTTCGATTCGTAAGGTTTCACGCTCTCTCCTCATGCCGCGCGCCGGGCACGCAGCGATTTAATGTGCTCGCTCGTCTCCAGTTCGGCGCGTATCTGCGCCGCCTCACGGTGATCGAGGTGTTCGAAATCGTTATTAAAGCGGTCGATTGAAGCGGTGTTGATCCGGCCCTGTCGCCAGTAGCGGACTATCTGTGATGTGCAGCTGTGAATGATGACGGGCCAACCGTGCTGGTCAGAGTAAATCTGACCCCGTTGAATTAGTTGGAACATTTTGTTGTACCACCGGTATTGAAAGGTCGATACACCAGGAAATTAGTGAAACTTCATCTTCTGATTTCGGATCGCCGTAAACGTAGCTTTTAGCTCCTGGCCTTCCTTTTGCAGGGTCGAAAACTTCTATTCCACGCTCTGCAGTCAGCGAGATGAGAATCTGATGTAACCCACCAGTTATGTTTAGCGATGGAACCGTAAGGAAATAAATAAAACCATAAAGCAATTCAGCCTTTCGCTGGCTGCCATAGAAATACGGGATTTTGTAATAATCCAGCGCATCGTCGAGCCAGTCTGTTTTGTCGTGGAATGCCTGATGCCAACGAGCCACAACTTCATCGACTGGCTGACCGGCGACCATAGCTACGCATGTAGCCATGCAGGTATTGAATGTTGGTTGTTGTTGATGCTGCAACATTACAGCCCCCTCTGCTTTTTCTTCAGCTCGATAACCCCCTGGCAATCCGCGCAGGTCTGACAGCCGGGAACGGCAGCACGCCGTGGCTCAGAAATTGGTTCGTCGCATTCTTCACAACGCTCAGCTGATACGGCGTTGCGGTTTACTCGGTGAGCGGAGAGGGCAGCGTTACGCTGAAGCTCTTCAATCTCTGCTGCGGTATCGATGATGTCCATGGTCAATGCTCCCGGAACTGTCGGTTAATTCGGTTGAAGGTGAACGCCAGCAATAAAAAAGGAGCCTTAAACTCCCGGGTGATTAGCGCCTTCATGTTGCACCGCCTTCATTCTTCTCGGCTTCGACTGCCATCTGCTCAAGCCGTCGCGATAACTCGGCGGCCAGCGCCTGGAATTCTTCCTCGGTCGCCACCGGGATCGGCACAAAGCGAATCCCGATGTGGGCCAGGTTATTGGCAATTTCGAGGTTTTTTCTCGAATCAACTGGTGAGGCTCTGTTCATGCGGCGCGCTCCGCCATTATTTCGGCCTTCTGCTCGTCGTTTAGCATGTCGTCAGATACGATCGCCACGCGATTGCTGGCGCTCCACGAAACTGGAGCACTTTCTTTCAGCGCCTTATTCAGCGCCTCAGCAGCATCACGCACAGCTTGCGGCAAGCAGTAATAGTCATCACCATCAGGCATTATCTCTTCGCAGTGCTGCTCCAGATCGAACTCCGGCGGGTAGTTAGGTTCGCAGATCATTAACTGCAACTCGCTCGGCAGCAGGGAGTGCTCATAGCAATAGTCGGCCAGCGATTCAGCATCGAAAAAGTACTGGTCATCATCAAAGATAACGAGCGGCTCTCCGGCCCATACCGCGCGCTCAAAGTTAGAGAACTTCGCCTGTCGGCTTTCGCGGTGGCATTCTTCGCAATAACCATGAGTGCTATGAATAGGGTGCTCGTCAGGTTTGTTTTTGCACTTGCGATGAGTGGCTCCGCACCAACGCGCCTGGTGTTCGTCTTTTCCCCAGAAACGACCTTGGCGGTCGACCCAACCAGTTAAAGTCTGGATGCTGGCCGCTTCATCGCTGTCCATCATCACGATTTTTTCAGTTTTCATATTCATTGTTCAGCTCCAAACCGCCCGTTAAGGCGGCCAGTTTTGACGACGAACTCCAGGAGACTAACTCCCAGAGCTTCAATTTTCTTGTGATGCTTGTTGATGATGGGAGGCACCGTTTCGTTCCAGTTTGGCTTTGGCTTCTTGCGCATGGCTTGCTGGATTTCTTCGGTGCAGCGGCGGCAGGCGGCGCGGATGGCGTTGTCTGTTTCTGGCGTCATGCGGCCTCCGTTTTCACAACATCAATGGCGCAGCCTGGCAGCAGTTCTACAGCGGCGGTGTCGCACTGATTTCCCCAATGATCCCAGCCCGGCGCCGCGCAGCGGCTAAACAACTCAATGCGCGGAACATCACCGTAAAGCAGCTCCAGCCGGTGGCGCACTTCCCATGGCTTTTCGCTGTGCGCGCCGAGTGGGCTGTAGACCACCTGCTTAATCCCGGCGTGCTTTCGTTCCAGCCCGGCGCCGCGGGTAGCAATCAGCAGATCTTCGGTATTGGCCCGGGTGTGGTTGCCGCCGTTCATGCGCGTCTCGGCGTTCAGCAGATCGAGGAAGTCGTAAAAGTCGGCAACTTCCCCCTCGGCCAACGCCTTGTTGATGCGCAGCTCAGCGTTCTGATTCAGCTTCACCCAGGTAAAGCCCTTCATTGTGCGAACGGTAAAACCCCATGCCTCGGCCAGTTCGATAGCCTCCTGGTTATGCGTGCCGGTGTACCACATCGCCAGCACAGCGTTTTCGGCGGCAAGTTCCCACACTGGCAGGCGCTTGATGTCGATTAGCTTCATGGTGGAGTAGTGATCGGCAGCAGCACCGTTGCTGATGGTGTTGCCGTAAGCCCATGGCGGGTCAACATACAGAAGTGAGTATTTTGCTGTCATGCCGCCTCCTGCCTTTCCCGATATTCCTCAGCGAGCCGCTGCGCCTTTAATGGATTGCTGATCACTTCACCCCATGGCATTAGCCAGCCGTTACCAATGAAGGCAAGGCACAGAGGGCCAACCCTGATGTCGTCGTGAGCATGAGTCATAGAATGGACTCCATTTCGTCGATGTAGAGGCCCTGAGCAATCAGGCGGCTACGGCGGGCGGCGCGAGCAATGCATTCCTGCCGTCTGCCTTCCTGTGATTGCTCTATGGCGCGCCGGGTGAACAACCTCGATTTACCTTGCGGCGTTACAACCTTTGGCTTCGTGACCAAGTCGAAAGTCCGGTCGCAGATGCCGTCCTCGTTCAGCCATTTTTTCGACTCAACTATCTGCGCTATCTGTCCGGAGCCGCGGGTAATGCCGTTGGCAACCCGGTTAAACTCGATGAGCGTTACGCCGAACTTCTCGGCGATTTCGCTGCCGGTTACCGGGCGGCCGCGCGTCTGGATCATCCAGATAACGCGCTCACGGAGGCCGGAGAATTGCCCGGTTCGCCCGGGCCTGCGGTAGAATGGTGTGCGTTTCATTTCCACTGCTCCCCGAACGTGAAGCCGATCTCCGCCAGCGCCTCGTCCATCTTCTCGATGAACTCCGGCACCATTTCGTTGAAATCGGTCATGTACTGTGGATCTCGCTCAACGACGACGTGGTGAATACCTTCGCGTTTCATGCGCGGGTCGTAGTTGGCAAAGAACCAGGCGTCTTTTCCGGTAACCCACATGCTGTACTGCACCTGGGCCATGTACGCAGACTTGATGGCTTCGAAACCGCCAAGGCGGAACTTCATGAAGTCGCGAGAGGTGAAAGGGCATTTCAGCTCAAGGCCGAACCCGTTACTGCAAAGGCCGTCAGGGGAGCACGCGGTGCGCATGCTCTCGTCACGGAACAGGATCGGAGACTCCGTGACTTTCACGTCGGTGGTGAACTCGAAGAGAGTGCGGGCGTTTTCTTCATACTGCTTCCCCCAGGCCAGCGCCTTGGCGTTAACGTCTGGCGCTACGCCGGTGCATACCTCGGCGAGTAGGGTGTGGAAGTAGGACATTTTCATGTCTGTCCACTTCTTCCCAGATCTGGGCTTGGAAATGACGTTATGAACTTCAGATGCGGTGATAACGCCGAGGCGCAGCCGGTGCCATGCCTCGTCGCCCTGCTGGATAGTGTTTACGTCAATGCCGGTCCGGGCCAGGATAATTTCGGGTGTCATGCTGCCGCCTTAGCTTTTTTCTGAAGGAAGTTGAACCCTTTCTGTGCCTCTTCTTCAGTGAGGTCTGACGCCTCAAGAATTGGCCGTTTGAAGATGTCACTGCACACCGGGAGGAAGTCTTGCTCCCAGTCTTTATTCAGCGATGATAAGAGATCGGTGATCGCCTGAAGCGTTTCTTCGCTTGCTGCTGGTGGAAGCGCTTCTGTGGTGTTGCGCGGCGTGACGTCACGGATATCAACGTCCAGTGATTTGCCTTCCATTTCTTCGGCGGTAGGCTGCTGTCCGATCTCGGGCCAGGCCTTACGCAACGCCTGGGCTTCTGCGCATTTCGCCAGCTGTCCGTAAGGGCGCTTTTTCCACATCGCGTTCGGCGCCGTGGTGTCGCGTCCGCCGGTGGCGTAGTTTTCAATCCAGTATTCTTTGGAGCTGAACTCGACGATCTCTCCGCTTGGCATGCGCTTGTAGACGGTGTATTTGCACCACTGAGGGAAGGTTACCTCGACACCAGAAAGAGTCTGCGTCGTGTCTGGACCGAACTCTGGTTCGCGGGCACCGGCATAATCACCTGAGCGGTCTGCCTGAATGCGGTAAAGACCGATGCCCGGCATGACCACGTCGCGCCAATCACCTTTACCTGTTTTCGAGTCTTTGACGTACATCGGAACGAGGTGGACAGGTTTGAGCAACGGATCCAACTGGCGGGCGCGGCAGTAGTCAAGCGCCATCATTACCGATTCGTCTTTGGCGCCAGGGTAGATGCTGTTCTTCAGCGCGCTCCAGGTGGAGACGTCGACGCCTATCTCCTGAAGCGACGTCGCTGTGATTGTTAATTCGTTTGCCATCGTTAATCCCCTCAAAAATTAAAACGGGCAGCCGGTACGGTGTTCCCAGTCGTATTCCGCCTGGGCGTAAGCAACTGCCGAAATGAAATCGTTGTAGGCCTTGCCAGCGTCATCGCTGCGAAGTCCTTCGTATGGGCTGGAGTCAATCGGGATCGTGAAGTGGAATTGGCCGGACGGCTCTTTCGGCATCATGTCGATGATTTCCCGTGCCCGGTCACCGATCCACTTCTCCTTCTCGTCGTCGAGCTGCTGCTCAGCCCAGCGCCGATCTTCGATTCGGTCGTAAGTGAGGTATGCGTTCATGGTTGCCTCAGTAATGAATTTTCGCGCAGGGAATCAGGTCATCTTTCAGAGCGGTAAGCACTTCGATAGCCTGTTCGCGGGTTAAGCTGGTGTTGCTGGTGAGCGCGTTAACGATGTTGGTGCCGACCGTCTTGCGGTGCTTCACGTCGGCTTCACGTTTTGCCTGCTCATCGGCTTTGCGTTTCTCTTCGGCCAAGCGCGCTGATTCCTTCGCTTCAGCCTCGCGGCGAACCTTGTCGGCGGCTTCCTGCGCCTTGCGCTGTTCGGCTGCGATAGCTTCCTGCTTCTCACGTTCCGCTTGTTCACGGGCTTCCTGCGCCAGTTTTGCAGTACGCTCCTGCGCTTCTTTAGCTTCACGCTCTGCACGTTCCTGTGTTTGCTTAGCCAGCAATTCGGCTTGCGCTTTAGCGGCGATTGCATCGGCTTCACGCTTCTGTGCTGCTGCGATTTCTGCTGCTGCCTTCTCGTCCGCTTCGCGTTTGGCTTTCTCTGCCGCCTGACGTTTCAACTCTTCTTCACGAGCAATGCGCTGGCGTTCTGCTTCTTCTGCTTTTTCTTTTGCATCGCGGTCGAAAGCGTCATTCATCAGCAGAGCCATTTCGTGGTCCGCTTCAAACTTGGCCGCCAGCTCCTGATCGAACTTTATGTTCATTTCCAGCGCTTCGGCGTGCAGCGCGTTCATGGCTTCTTCAGCCTTAATGCGTTCCTGCTCGGCTTCCCATTCGGTGAGTGGGCGGCGTACTTCATCTTTCAGCGCTTCCAGGCGCTCACGAACGATGCGGCGGCTTTCGTCAATCTGCTTCGGCAGGGCTTTAAGCTCGGCAACCAGATCTTTACCGGCGTTGTCGATGTAGGTTTTGGAACGGGCAACCTTATGCGCCATGGATGCGATAGCGTCGCGGCCTTTGCGGGTCGACACATCCGGCACCAGGCTACGAGCTTCTTTCTCGATCGCCTCAATAATCGGGTCGAGCTGCTCTTTGGTGGTGAATACCGCCATTGCGTTCTGTTTCTCAATGACGACTAAATCCGTTACTTCGCTCATGGTTTCTCCTGAAATTTGGATGTGCAGATCCCGCCCGCTTAATGCCAGGCCGATCGTTTGAATAGGGTGGTTGGTATCAGTGAACCATCGGCTCGCCGCGTTCATTCAGCAGCACAACAACGGAGTCACTTTTGATGATGGTTTTTTCGAAGATGTTGAAGGCGTACAGGCCTTTCTCAACGTTCGCAGAGGCGCGATAAGTTTTACCGTGGTGTTGCAGCATTGTGCCCGGTAAAACCTCGCTACGTGGCACTGATGCGGTGCCGTAGTGCATTCCAATCATACTTTCACCTCAACCTGTTCCAGGAGGCCAGCGATATGCATCTGCCAGCGGCTCAGCACCAGTTTTTCCCGCGGTGCCGATAGCGACGTCAGTTGCCACTCGTTATCGTTGAGCTTTTTGGCGGTGTACTGCTTGCCGTTGTGGGTGACTGTCATGATGCCTCCCGCTTTTCTTTGATGTCTGCACGGAGGTGAATCTCGTCGCCATTTGGCAGAGGTATAACAATGATGTCATCGCGCGCAACCATCAGGTGCGCTACAGCGAAAATAGACTCGTCAGTCACATCAAACTTCTCGCCAATGAACTGACGAACGCCGGGCGCCAATTTGCCTGGCTTTGACCGACCCGCGAAAATTCGCTTCGTCAGGCCTGAAAAACCTACTGTGATAGGGTTGCTCATAAATCCTCTTGGCCTTATCGCGGCGAACGGAACGGTTAATACAGGACTTCAACGCATTTATTCAGTGTTTCAATGGGCGGTGGATGGCCGCCGGTTGTCATAACTAACCGCACTCATAGAGAACGGTGAGGTATGAAAAAAGCCGCTGGTTAGGCGGCTTTGATTGCTCGAATTGTTGTCCAGGTCACGGAGTGCTCAGCCGTCAGTTTGAAGTGGCGCTCGCACTCATGGCATTGATGCTCTTCTTGGCAGGCGTAGTATGATTCATCGGTGGAAATTTCAGCCTTACACCATGGGCAGCGAGCCTCATCTTCGTGCCAAAAATCCATCTCATCATATTCATCATCAGGAACGATCCGCGCCTCTGCTTCTGCAAGACGCTTTTTGTTAATTTGTTCCTGACAGTCATTGCAACGCCATCCGTCACTGCAACCCCAAACAGCACCAATTCCATCAATGCCTGGAGATTTAGCTGCGCGCTCTCTATCTACACCGCAATCAACGCAGACATCATGCTTGTCACAGCGAACATAGGCCCATTTAATAGGTGAGCCATTGCAATGATCACAACCCTCAACCCAATGCCAAACCCCATCAATTTCCTTTGAGTACCAACTCCTTTCTGGTGGCGTGATTTCAAAGTCGCATTCCTGGATGCACTTTCCACCCTGGACAATCCGCTTTCCAAACATCTGAACTCTGCCGCTTCTGACACGTTCGATTCCTGAGAAGAGGCGAGGGTCGTTAATGACGCCCCGGATAATCTCCCCATCAATTCGTTTACACATACCCTTACCCTCTGTCGTCACCCGCTGATGCGGGAGAAATGCTGATCAATCGACCCATTCAACATACTGGAGAAGCGATTCTGTCTCCGCGTCATCCGGCTCTTTATTCTCTGGATTGCAGTTCTTGCAATTAGTGGCCTGAACCGGCATTCCGCCGCATCCACACATTTCAGCAAGACCAGAACAGCATCTGGTGAACACGAATCCGTGGTCGCACTTTTCACACCCAAGCATGATTTCCACCTCTCTGTTTGTTTACCGTCAGCCCCTCGCAAAGAGCTGCTGGTAAACCTTTAGTTCCAGCTGGTCACACCGGCTCTCCATTGCCCGTTACACCCCTCGCACTCCCCGTCACCTGCTGAAATTCAAGTGGCGGCTCTAAGCGGTCCTCTAACTCCACTTCGCCGCTGGCTAACTTCGCTCAGCTGTCGATGTTTCGTTTCGATGGAGTAATTAAACATCATGTGGATTTGTAGGTCAACACCTTGTGGATTTATTTTGTTGATTTAATCGTTTCTTGTTGATTTTTATGTTGATTTATTTTTTGGTGGCATAAGTTATATGCTGCAAAAAACATCAAAAAGGGATTGGGTAATGGACTTGGATGAAGAAAGGGTGAAAATGATGGCCCATGCCGCTGGGCGCGCGGTGATGGAGTTATCGCTGGCGGATCTGCCTGTGACTCAGCAAGCCATCATCGACAAGCTGGAGCAGTACCGAAAGGAGACCGGTAATGTGATCGGGAAAGGTATTAACAGAGATGCAGCTGAGATCGTAAGGAGGGGCAGGAAAGCGTTAAAGTGAAGCAACCCGACCTTAAGGCCGGGCGTTGAAAGTGATGGTTGTTAATCAGCCCATCCTGATTTTGTATTAATCGCTGATTCGGCCATAGTGTATTTCTGGACCTTGTCATCTTTGAAGAGAATGGTCAGCTCTTTCTTGGTGCCATTCGTTCCGTTATGGAAAAGCCCATAGAACGGTATGAAAGTAGTGCCGTTAACTTTAACTTTGGCGAAGGCATACTTCCAAATCTCATTGCCGCCATCAGTGTATGACACGGCATCAGGTGATCCAAAGTAGGATTTAACTTCTGCCTTGGTGGTTTTTCCTTCCTGAATTTTTGTCTGAACACTGGTTTCAGTTTCGTTTTTCAGTTGCTGATTTCCAGAAGAGGCGCACCCAACAAGGCCTGTGGCAATAATCACTGCAAGAGCTATTTTTTTCATGTTTCATTTCCATTGATTGCAATCAGAAACATCTTAACATCACATGTAGTTGAGTGAAATATGATTGCTTTTTGTTATCTTCTGTATCGCAAAACAGAATACCAAAATACAAACCCGATTATCTCCACATCGGACTCTTCAGCCTCTTCATCGTCATAATCGCGATTGATGCTTCGTATTAATAGCTTCCCACCAGGCTTTCGATAAAGCTGCTTTATGCGTTTTAAATCGCCCTGGTTAATAGCATAGAGTTCGCCGTCAATAATCCGCTTGTTGCCTGTATCTACTGCTACAGTTGCACCGTCAGGAATAACTGGCTCCATGCTGTCACCAGACGCGGGAAAGCAAAGTACTCCAGAACCATCACTATTTGCACCCACTCTTCTGAGCGTTGCCTTAGAGAATCTCAGCTTAAATCCATTGTGGTCTTCGCACTGAACTCGACCATCACCACACGCAAATTCAATATCCTTAAGAAATGGCACTTCAACCTCATCAACAGGAAGCGGGGTGTCTTTATCCCATGCATCAACAACTCCCCACTCAGACTCCGGCGGGATGTTGCTCTCCAGATCCTTCTTTGGAGAACCCTCTCCATTTAATAACCAGTCAAGAGAATAACCGAATTTTTCAGATATTTGTTGCGCCGCCTCACGACTTAACGCGTCTCTTTTTATCCAGTTGTTGACGGTCTGTGGGCTAGTCGACAAAGCCTCAGCCAAATCCCGCTGCTTCAAGCCTTCCTTTGCCAGTAAAAATTTAATTCTTTCAGAAATGCTACTCATAAAACCCTCCGCTCCATGCATGGTAAACAACATGTGGATTTTTTCCATCACCATAATGTTGATTTAATCCACGCCATGAATTAACATGGTGTTGATTACACATGAGCGGAGCAAAACATGATCAACAAAAAATCCAACGCCAGCACCCCGCTTGAGAAAGCCATTAATGCAGTGGGCGGCTCTCAAAAGGTGCTTGCTGAAAAGGTCGGCGTAACGCCTCAGGCCATCAATATGCTTAAAAAGCGAGGTGGCAGCCTTCCAGTAACAAAAATGCGTAAATACGAAGAAGTAACGGGACTTCCTCGCGAAGTTCTATATCCAGGTATCTTTGCCGCCTAACCGGCGGCCCTAACCACGAAAGGGAAAGCAATGCATTCACTTGCGTATCAACAGAGTACCGGACTTGAACAACGTCCGTTGATTTCGATTTATCAAAGTGTTCCGCGTAATAACCGTAAGCTAACTCGAATACGGGAGGCAGTTAAGGCCTGGCAAAAAGCTACGCCGGGCCAGTCTCAGGTTCACATTTCGCAGCTGGTAGCCAAAGAGTGGCTGGCGCGCGGCGGGAAGGGGTTGTTACTGGCAGGTTCTGAACACAACACGAAGCAGAACTTCTTCCGGATGATTAACGATCCGGGCCCGAAGAACGACAAGGGGTTGATGCTACTGATCCCCGTCATTATCGACGTGATGGCGCGGGATAACGAGAAAGTGGCGAGAGAGTTCGGTCTGGTCGCAAAGACTGAGGCCGAACTGATAGCCGAGGCTATGAAAGAGTGCACTGAAGCGCATCAGGCGAAGTTACTTGGTCAGCCGATACAACGCCTTGAGAAAGAGGTGAGAGAAGCTGCTGAAGCACTGCTGCGCTTCCTGCCAACTGAATCAATCGCTGCGGTGGTGACAAGTCTGGCCGCTATGGCGCCGGGAGTTATGTGATGGGAAGTATCAAAAATGGCGAAAGCCAGTCTGCGCGAACAGAACTGGCCTTCAAATGCAAATCGTGTGCACTCATTGCAGGAGGAATAATGGCAAAAAATCCACGCTATTACCATACCGCTGTACATAAAAACATAACCCGCGACCGCTTCATCCGCTCGGTTAACCCGATTGTGGCAGAGAAGATGCGCGCCATTCTTGAAGAACTGAAACGTAAGGAGAGTGGCCGTGGGTAACGTATCTAATTTAGCCGAAGCCAGAGAGGCCAGAAGGCTCCAGAAACCGCGCACGAATGACGGTAAGGGGTTTGCCTTGCTGCACCGTAAAATTATGGATGTGCCGTTCTACAAGGACGCTGAGGCGGCTCATTTATGGGTTCACCTGCTCCTGCGCGCTAATCACGAACAGACACTGGTATCTACTGATGTCGGCGATGTGATCTGCGAGCGCGGAGAGTTCATTACCGGGCGTAACACGCTGGCAATGGAAACGGGTTTGACCGCTGATCGCGTTAAATCACTGCTCCGTAAATTCCAGAATCTGGGCATGATCACCACCAAATCGAACAACCGTTTTACTGTTCTAAAAGTGGTCAAATATGACGAATATCAGTCAAATTTTTGTCCAGCCGATGTCCAGCCAGTGTCCAGCGCAAACGCAGTTATATCAATGCCTGTGGAGGTGGATTGTCCAGCCGATGTCCAGCCAGTGTCCACAGATAACAATATATTAAATAACTTACTACCTAACGGTAGTAAGTATGTCGCAAACGACCAGAAACCCACTGAAGAGAAAAAGTCCCGTTTGTCATGCGATGAAGTATGGCAATGCCTGAAAGACGAACTGCCTGAAGCCCGGGGATGGAGATGCCTCACTGATGAGCGACGCAATCTGATCCGCACCTTCTGGGGTAAGGCTAACAAGATTGCCCGCAACCTGGACGGTAAGCCGATGGATATGGACGGTTTCAGAAGCTATCTGCGCTACATCGCTCAGAACTGCCGCTGGATGCTTGAAGACCGACCAGACCAGAAATCCGGGAAGACCTGGCGCCGCATGAAATTCGATAAGTTCCTGACCGAAAAGCTCTACATCGAAGTGCGCGAGGGGGATCGTGATGACCGCTGATTTCATGGCTGTACCACAAAACCTCGAAGCAGAGCAGAGCGTTATCGGTGGCCTGCTGCTGGATGATGACAACAGCGAGCGAGTCCAGAAGGTTCTGTCGATGCTCAAGCCTGAGTCGTTCTACAGCAGACCTCACCAGCTGATCTTTGCCGAGATGCGCCAGATGTTCCGCGACAACAAGCCAGTCGATGGTCTGACATTGTTCGACGCGCTCGAAGGCAAAGGGCTCGCGGAGCAGGTAGGTGGCTTTGCTTACCTGGCGGAGATAGCAAAGAACACTCCCAGCGCTGCAAACATCGTGGCTTACGCAGCATCAGTCCGGGAAGCCGCAATGGAGCGCTACGGTATCAACCGCCTGACCGAAGCTACTGAGCTGCTGTATTCCCGCAACGGCATGACCGCCACGCAGAAGTACGAGGCCATTCAGGGTATTTTCACCCAGCTCGCAGACCATTCAAAAACCGGCAGCCGCCGAGGGTTGAGATCGTTTGGCGAGGTTATGGATGACTGGGTAGCAGATCTGGAGAAACGCTTTGACCCTTCAGGCGAACAGCGCGGCATGAGCACCGGCATCCCGTCACTCGACCGACTGCTGGCGCCGAAAGGTCTGGTTAAAGGCTCTCTGTTCGTGATTGGCGCAAGGCCAAAGATGGGCAAGACAACCCTATACGGACAGATGGCGATCAACTGCGCGGTTCGTGAGAAAAAGCCAGCGCTGATGTTCAGCCTCGAAATGCCTGGCGACCAGATCCTTGAAAAGCTGGTTGGTCAGAAGTCCGGCATTAACCCGAGCATTTTTTACATGCCCGCCACGGATGACGCCGATGACCAGTACCAGGGCGACTACGACGGCGACTTTAAGAAGGCGATAGCAACAGCCGGGCGGCTGAGTGAAATTGACATGCTGTACATCGACGACACCCCGGGCCTGTCACTGGCGCACATTGTTAGCGAAAGCCGCCGAATCAAACGCGAGAAGGGCTGCGTAGGCATGATTCTGGTTGACTACTTGACGCTGATGACCGCCGAAAAAGCAGACCGTAATGACCTGGCATACGGGATGATCACCAAAGGGTTGAAGAACCTCGCCAAAGAGCTTGGCTGCGTCGTCGTGCTGCTGACCCAGCTCAACCGCGAACTGGAGAAGCGAGTGAATAAACGCCCGTTACCGAGCGATTCCCGCGACACAGGACAGATTGAGCAGGACTGCGACTACTGGGTTGGCATACACCGGGAAGGTGCTTTCGATGACAGCGTGCCGCCTGGAGAAACCGAGTTAATCCTGCGACTCAACCGCCACGGCAATACCGGCACGGTTTATTGCAATCAGATCAACGGTGCAATTTACGACACAGACCAGCAGGCCGCCGCCGCAGAACGCCGCGGGCGCGAGCAGCAGTCGAAAAAGAAAGGGGGCTTCTAATGAAAGGCAAACAGGCAATTCTGCGTTATCTCGAAACGCACCGGACCTTCACCGCGAAGGATGTGGCCACAGAGTGCGGCATGACCATCAACTGCATCACGAAGAACGCTATGGATCTGGAGCGGGCCCGCAAGATTGTCCGAGTGAGCAAGGTCTGGCGAACGGTGACTTATCGCCTGGCCACGCAGGAAGAGCAGGCCGGTACCGCACGCAGCTGCACCAACGGAATATTTCAGGAGTGCCGCAACAGCGCGGCGATGAAGCGAATTTTAAGCGTATACGGGGTGAGAGCATGAAACCGAGTTATGAAGAGTTAGAGCAGAAGCTTGCAGAGTCTCAGCGCGAGTTCCGTGCTGCTGATGCGACTATCGAGAATCTGCAGATGCAGCTAAATGCAGAGCGAGAAGCCAAGTTGGCGCTGGCTGCGGAATTAAGCGCAGTAGAAGCTATCCACAATGACGCCGTTTTCATCACAGATGAGCACTATGAGCAATGCCCGCCAGAAGTGCAGAAAATGATTCGAGCTCTTGTGGTGCTGCAGATTCCTGCATATCAGACCTTCCTGGCTGAAGTGCGTGCCAGTGCGGTTGATGAAGCTTGCCTGAAAATTAGCAATGCAATTATTAATTGCTATCAAGATGAAATGGTCGGGCTTGATGAAGCAGCAACTATCTGCGGTGAATTCGCCGCCCAGCTTCGCAAGGAGGACGCGCAATGAGCATCGCCACCATTCTAAATACTGGACTCGCCTTAATGGGATGGATGTTCATCATGTTCAAAACAGGTCAGTGGTTTATCTCTGTTGCACTCAAGCAGTGGGATAAGCGCAGAAAGCAATCTCGTCGGCAAAAAGCAATAAACGAATTTTACGATGCCTTTGACCTGTCCAGTATCGAACCAGGAACGACCGTTCGCCTGGCTACTAAAGGCGATCTGACAATCATGATGTTTCGCCAGGAGGCCGCCCAATGAGCAACATCGACAAACGCGCATTGCGAGAAGCTGCGGAAAAGGCTACGAAAGGTCAGTGGGCTGTTGAGTTCGACGATGAGGTTTACTCCACTGATGGCGTGAACAATGAGCAAATAGCCATGGTGTTCAGTGAAAACGAAGTGCGTGACGCTGCGTTCATCGCCGCCGCTAACCCCGCCACCGTGCTGGCGCTGCTGGATGAGCTGGAAGCCAAAGACCGTCGCATCGAAGAAGAGATTGCCCGAGCTAACCGCGAGCATCACCGTGGTTTCATGATGGCGTGCGGGCATCTTAAAGAGCATTCAAACGTTCATTATGCTGATGCTGCCGAGATGGAGATAGCAGCCCTTCGCAATCGCATCAATGAGTTGGAGTCCGCCGCAGCCGGTAAAGGAGGTGCATCATGATCACCTTCACCAAAGAACAGCTTATCGCTTCTGCGCACGCGCGTATTGAGTTTGCAGAGATGATGCTGGCTGGAGAGTTAGAGCCCCTCAAAGAGCGCACATGGTCAATTGAACTGGAGCTGGCGCGTATCGCGCTGGCATCGCTCGAAGCGGAGCCTGTGGCGTACATGTACAAAGACAATCTTCACGCTGATGCTCGGTTCAGCCTACATACAAGATTTGGCAACTGGTCTCAGGAAGATATCAACGAGTACGAAATTACAGAGATTCCACTCTACACCGCCCCGCCAGCGCCGGTATCTGTGCCTGATGCTATTCATTCTCAAGGCGAAAAGTCAGCCTCTGATGATTACTACGAGCTCGGCTGGAACGCCTGCCGCGCCGCCATGCTTCAGGGTGCCGATCGACCACAAAACGAACCGCAAAATATTCCGGAAAATATTCCAGCCACACAGTTTAAGCCGGTAGCAGACCTGTACGGCTTAACCTCACCAACTGGCGGTGAAACATCGTTCACTTTCGACGCTGTTGAAGCTCGCGATTTCATTGATGGCGGGTGGTCATGTCAGGAGTACGTGGAGCTTGGACGCTTTCAAGAAGCCATGCTTCAGAATGGTAACTCTCCAGCGCAATCCGATTGCTGTCCGGAGCAAAACTACATCGCTCCGGCGCAAGAAGGCGACTCTCCGGTGCTTCCGGATGGCTGGGTGGCTTGCAGTGAGCGGATGCCTGAGGTTGGCGTTAAAGTTCTGTGCTTCCCCGTCAATGATGAACCGATACATGCAACCTACAACGGACAGGTATGGCTGCAAGATATTTCTTGGAGCGTAAGTGATGAGCCGATTGATAACGTCATATCTTGCAATGTATTCCACTGGATGCCACTGCCAGCAGCACCGCAGCAGGAGGCCGACAATGAGTAGTCTCAACGTTATTGCGGCCAGAGCCAGATTGATTTCATGGAAAAGACAGTTTGGCCCGTTTGTCAGATGCCCTGAATGCTTTCACGGGATCGCTAAATGTGGGCTATGCAAAGGTTCTGGCAAGGTCATTCAGGAAGATATCGACGCATGGAATAACCCGATAGCAAAATTCAAGCGGCAGGAGGTGAAGTGATGGGCAAGTTTACTTTCGTCATTGAGTTCGAAGAAGGCAAGGAGCCGCCAGTGCATGCCCATATGGAAGCTTTCGGTGGGGTGGTTGTTGCGGTCGCGTTCCGTGATGCATTGAGCGAGGGTAATCCTACGCAGACGATCACTACCCATCATAAGGTGCTTAGCGAGATGCGGTGCTTTGTCTGCAATGGTAAGCATCCTATCGGTGTCGCCTGCCCACTCAGTTCGCCAACAGTGGTATCGCATAATGCCTAACCAATTCGCCGCATAACAAAACGTCAAGCAAAGTTTGATTTCCAATAATCATCCATCCATAATTAAGTCATCGGAGCCTGAACAACTTCGATGACTTCTGCGCATTTAAGGGGACTTAAATGCGACCACAATCTGAACTCCTCACCTTGTCACAGATGCTTACCGGCACCTGCGATTTTCTGCATTCTGCGGTTTCCGTTAGGGAGGCCGTATGACTCTTCCAGTAGACGGAATCAAACTCCATCGCGGTAACTTCGCGGCTATTGGCCAGCAGATTCAGCCATTGCTGGATGCCGGGCAATGTTTCCGCCTTCAGGTTAAGCCGTGGCGCGACAAGCGCAGCCTGTCGCAGAACGCGCTCAGCCACATGTGGTACACGGAGATCAGCGAATACCTGATCGCGCGTGGCAAGACCTTCGCTACGCCTGAGTGGGTCAAAGACGCGATGAAGCACACCTATCTCGGCTACGAAAGCAAGGACCGGGTAGACGTCGTGTCCGGAGAGGTAACCACGGTTCAATCACTCCGCCATACGTCAGAGCTGGAAACCGGCGAGATGTACATATTCCTGTGCAAAGTCGAAGCCTGGGCGATGAATATCGGCTGCCACCTGACCATTCCGCAGAGCTGCGAGTACCAGCAGCTGCGCGATAAGCAGGAGGCCTGATGTCTACTGCGCTTTCCCGCGTCATCGCCAATGAAATCTTCCGCGTTCCTGCGCGCCGCAAGCGTAAGCCCGCGGTTAAGCCGTCCGACATCCCGACCATGAAAGACTACACCGCCCGCCTGGTTGATCAGAAATGGCTGCGTCTCGCGGCACGGAGGAATCATGCGTAAACCATCACGCCGTAAGTGCAAAGTATGCGGCGAATACTTCGTGCCGAAATTCCATGACATCCGGATCCGCTGGTGCTGCCCGGAACACGGCGCAATCCTCGCAATGGAAGAGCGCGAGAAGGAGAAGGTGAAAGCAGCCGCTAAGCGTATCAAGGAGCAAAAAGAGGCAGAGAAGGACGGGCGCAAACGCCGACAAGAAAAGCGCGAGTCACTCAAGTCTAAATCCCAGTGGGATAAAGAGGCTCAATCGGCCTTTAACCGCTACATCCGGATCCGGGACGAGGGGAAAGAATGCGTCAGCTGCGGCAATCCACTCATCGGCAAAAGCAATTACCTGACTGGCAGCGCCATTGATGCTAGCCATTACCGTTCGCGCGGCGCTGCATCACACCTCAAATTCAACGTTTTTAACGTCCACTCCGCTTGCACCCGATGCAACCGGCAGCTGAGTGGGAATGCTGTCGAGTACAGGATCCGCCTGGTTGAGCGTATCGGACAGGAACGTGTCGAGCGCCTTGAGTCTGATAACGAGCCGCGCCGGTTCGACATCCCATACCTGCAGCGCATCAAATCCATTTTCACACGCAAAGCCCGCGCGCTGGAAAAACGCCGGGCCCGCCGACAGGAGGCAGCATGAATCACTCCGACTTCCTGCGGTACCAGGCCGAAAGCGTTAAGCGCGCCAGCATGCCGCCAGTAGCAAAGCACAGCCAGACCAAAACCAACCAGCCACAGAAGGAAGCCGCATAATGAAACTGGAATTAACCAACGACCAGCATCAATGGGTAGACCAGTGGCTCCAGTTGTGGGGCGCATGGTGCCAGACCGGCAAGATTGATAAAGCGATGATCAACATGATTGCCAGATTCATGGCTACCGTCGAGGCCCAGCAAGCATCACGGCCGGTATGTAGTGATGATGACGGAATGCTCATTGATGCTGTCATTCGCCACTACCTGAAGAATGTGGATGAAAATGCCTGGCGGGTTATCTTCGCCTACTACGTCTGCAACTCCAGCGAGATCCGAATTGCATCATGGCAGCATGCAGTAAGTAAGCCTCGCCTTATGAAGACGCGTGGCGGCAATCAGTACAAACACCCAAGCATCTCGACAATCCGTAGAGAGGTGAAGCAAATCATCAATGCTTCATTGTTCTGTTTATACCAACCGCTTCAAAATGCGTTTAACGATCGCGAAAATGTGAGGAAAATTGCAAAAAATCCTCATAACGCGCTTGCTTTTCAATGAACAAATGAGCAGAATAAATCGTATATGTTGCCGTTGTTGTGTGTGACATGAATGAATGCCAAGCCTCGCCATCGTGCGGGGCTTTTTTATTTGCGGTACGCCGCACACAGAACCCACTACCTGGGACCCTTCGGCCAGAGAGCCGACATTGCCTTACCCTCATCTTCCCGGCCTGTCGCCGGGTTTTTTATTCAGGCCGCAGACAATCAATTCCAGATGCCACGTAGCTATCGTGTCTGACGGCCTTTCCCACTACACGAACAGCACCCGCTAACTACGCGAGGTGAGAGCATGTATCGCATGGAAAAAATAACCACTGGTGCTGCCTATGGCGCTTCAGCCGGGAGCATCCTAAACGGCATGCTTAATGCCTACAGCCCCGAGCAGTGGAACGCTATCGGCGTGCTGGTGGGTATAATCATTGCCGTACTGACGTATCTGACGAATCTATATTTCAAGATCCGCGAAGACAACCGCCGCAGCAGGAGCCGAGATGAACCCGACACTCAGGAATAAACTGGTGGGTGCCATTGTTGGCGGATCCGGAGCAATCACCATTGCTGCAGTAATGCTGGGTAATGCGGATGGGCTGGAAGGGCGGCGCTACTACGCCTATCAGGATGTGGTCGGTGTCTGGACTGTTTGCGATGGGCACACCGGATCGGACATTCGCCGCGGCCACCGCTACACCGACAAAGAGTGCGACACCCTGCTAAAGGCAGATCTGCGAAAGGTGGCAAATGCCATCGACCCGCTGATCAAGGTTCGCATCCCTGAGCCAACCCGCGCCGCGCTTTACTCCTTCACCTATAACGTTGGCTCTGGTGCTTTTGCCAGCTCGACGCTGCTGAAGAAGCTGAACGCCGGAGACGTGCCGGGGGCATGCAAAGAACTGCAACGCTGGACGTATGCCGGTGGCAAGCAGTGGAAGGGACTGATCACCCGGCGCGAGATTGAACGTGAAGTATGCGAGTGGGGCCAGAAATGAGCCGATTAACCGCAATCATCTGTGCTGTCGTTATCTGCCTGCTCGTTTCCATGGCCTGGGCGATTAACCACTACCGCGACAACGCCATCACCTACAAAGGCCAGCGCGACAAAGCCACTGAGAAACTCAGCATGGCTAACGCTACCATTAAAGACATGCAGACCCGCCAGCGCGATGTCGCTGCACTGGATGCCAAATACACCGGAGAACTGGCTGATGCGAAAGAAACCATTGAGCGTCTGCATAGCGATGTCATTGCTGGCCGTAAGCGGCTGCAGCTCAACGCAAACTGTCCCGCCAACGGAGCGACCAGCACCGGCGGCCTGGGCGATGCTTCCGGCCCCCGACTTACTGACTCCGCTGAACGGGATTATTTCACCCTCAGAGAGCGAATCGTCACAGTGACGAAGCAGGTAGGATATTTGCAGGACTACATCAAAGATCAGTGCATGAAATAAAAATATTTTCGAGTGTTCATGTCTATTAATGGCTATTCAAACGTACTCATAGCTATTAATTGGATGGCTATATCTCATTGAAATTTAATGATTTACTCAAGCCTCGCATCCGTGAGGATTTTTATTTTGCGGTGACACCCCGCACTAAGAACTGCCGACCGAATCGGTAGAGCATACTCCTGCGATAACTGCCAGATCCTGATTGGTTATCGCATGTTCGATGCAAATAAAACAAACCGAACCCTAACCTGTGAAATGAGCCTTTGGAGACGTCAGTTTAGTGCTGGCGAGCCTTCGGTGGGCTGGCGTTTCAATTCGGCAAAGGTTCATCTCAAAGAGTAGGTAAACGCTATGACATATCCAACTGTGATCGTGAATGGTGTCTCTGTCCGAGTGGACGAGAAGGGGCGATATAGCCTGAATGACCTTCATGCCGCCGCCGTCCTGAAAGGCGAGGCTACTGAGTCACAAAAGCCGGGCAAGTTTATTCGTAGTGCATCAGTAAAGCGTTTCGTTCAGGCGCTGGCAGGCAAAGGACAAAAATGTCCTATGGAAGATAACCAGGCACTTAGAGTAATTCGCGGTGGTGACGAACCCGGCGTATGGGCTGCAGAGCTGCTCGCTATTCGATATGCCGCCTGGATTAAGCCGGAGTTTGAAATCCGCGTTTATGAAACCTTCCGCGAGGCTGTGCTCAACGGTCTTAGCAATATGAACCGACTCAACCGACTTGACCTGCTGATCGCCAATGAGACCAAAGAGGTCAGCGCATGTGCCCGGGCAATGAATAAGTGGGGCGTCGGTGGTCGCAAGAAGCTTCTCAATTGCGCTCGTGAGCGGATCGTCAGCCAGATGGACCCTGACATGGTCACGCTGATGGAAGCGAAAGCAGGGTAGCCAACGCAGAATTGCGTCGGCAAATAGCGGCATTACAGAAGCTCTTCACTGAGGGGCTTCGATAATGATCTGTGTAACCCAGCAAGGATGGTGATCACATCTTGCTGACGGGTAAGCCGTAAGTGGCTAAGCACTTCTGAGAAGCAGGGCAGCAGCTGCGACACGTGGAGAACGAAATGGCTACCGTTTACAGAATCACAATCACAAAAAAATCCAAAGAGTCCTTTACGGGGCTCATGACCCGAAGCCAGCCAGAAATCGTCAATGGTTATGTCGCACTGGCAATGGATGACGGCAAATGGCGCTACTTCAGCCAGGACAGCATTGAGGACTTCCTGTTTGAGCCCGTAGAACAGCCAGAAGAACAAACAACGGAGTAACTCATGGCGACCGATGACGAGCGCAGGCCTTATCCGCCAGTTAACTTCATCGCCTCCGACAACTGGCAGCCATACACCAGGCTGATCCCTGCTAACGAAGTGCATGAGTGGATAAACCGCCAAATCCTCAGTGATACCGGAAGCATCCATAACCCTGACCACGAGCACCTGTTAGAGGCTGATCTCTGCTTCATGTGGGCGTCTGACTCTTTCGCGAAGAAAGGAAGGTATGTCCTCGGGCAGGCCGAGCAGGTAATGCTGCGCGCCGGTGGTTGGCAGAAAGCCAGAATGGAACAGCAGATGCATGAATGGTTCGGGCGAATCCCGAAGTTCATTATCACACTGGCGGCTGACTACTGCTCGCAATGCAGTGACCTCGAGTTCTGCGCACTGGTAGAGCATGAGCTTTACCACATCGCCCAGGCCACCGATGATTTCGGCGCGCCTAAGTTCAACAAAGAGACCGGGCAACCAGTGCTTACACTGCGCGGCCACGACGTCGAAGAATTCACTGGTGTCGTACGTCGATACGGTGCCAGCAAAGAGGTACAGGAGCTCGTTGATGCGGCCAATGCGCCTGCAGAAGTGGCTCACATCGATATAGCCAGGTCATGCGGCACATGCATGCTAAAGCTGGCGTAACAATATGACTGATTATGACAGGCAGGTAATCCATGGCGACACTGAAAGGTGAGGTCAAAGCCTTCATCGTTCAGTCCCTTGCCTGCTTCGATACCCCATCCCAGGTGGTTGAGCTGGTCAAAAAAGAATTTGGCCTGAGCATCACTCGTCAGCAGGTCGAATCACACGACCCGACGAAAGCAAACGGCAGGGGGCTGGCGCAGAAATGGGTGGAGCTATTTCACGAAACCCGTAAGCGCTTCCAGACCGAATTAAGTGACATCCCGATCGCAAACAAAGCCTATCGTCTCCGTGCGCTTGACAGGATGATGACCAAGGCCGAGAGCATGCGAAATATGGCGCTGGCTGCCTCGTTGATGGAACAGGCAGCCAAAGAGTGCGGGGATGCGTACACGAATAAGCAGAAGGTTGAACACTCAGGCGGCCTTGCCGTGAGCTCAGTTGCATCTGTCATGGACGAGATAGGAGATGAAGACCTGTAAGGAGTGACTGTGTTAACTGAAAAGCAGAAAGCGCTCCTGAAAAACAGGTTATGGCGTCTCAACCACCTGTACAAAATCAAAGATAAAAACGGCAAGTGTGTAACGTTTAAGATGACTCCGGAGCAATTGGAGTATTTCGACGGCATGCACGACCGCAACGTGATACTAAAAGCACGTCAGCTCGGGTTCACCACCGAGGTGTGCATCATCCAACTTGATCTGGCGATCTTCCACAAAAAAGAATGTGCCCTGATCGCTCACTCACTTCCGGATGCAGAAAGGCTATTCAGAAACAAAACGCAGTTTGCCTATCAGCGAATGCCGGACGATATCAAGCTGGCCAACCCCCTCGTCAAAGAGACGACCAGCGAGTACGTCTTCGCGAAAGGCGGTAGTGTAACGGTGTCAACATCCTTCCGTGGCGGTACGCTGTACAGCTTGCACGTATCAGAGTTCGGGAAGATATGCGCCAAGTATCCGGAGAAGGCCAAGGAGATTGTTACCGGCGCCTTCGAAGCTGTGCCACTTGGTGGCGTAATTACGCTTGAGAGTACTGCTGAGGGTCGGGCTGGGTATTTCTATGACTACTGCACCGAGGCTGAGAAGGCCATGCTGCAGGGTAAGGAACTATCCAACCTCGACTGGAAGTTTTTCTTCTTCTCCTGGTGGAAGAACCCGCAGTACGCAATCGACCCAGTTGAATCGCTGCCGGTGCGCCTGCTGGAATACTTCGCTGAGATGGAGGCGAAGCACGGCGTTATCGTCAACGAACGCCAGAAAGCCTGGTACTACGCGAAAGAGAAAACGCTCGGCGATGACATGAAGCGCGAATACCCGACCATTCCGGCCGAGGCGTTCCAGCAGTCGGTCGAGGGCGCGTATTACGCCAAACAGTTCCGCTGGCTTTACACAAATAAGCGGATCGGCCAAATCCCGGACAACTCGCACCTCCCGGTTCATACGTTTTGGGATATCGGTGTGGGTGACTCCACGGCGATCTGGTTCGTTCGCGAGGTCGGCGATGAGTTCCACATCATCGACTACTACGAAAACTCCGGCGAGGGGCTGAGGCACTACATGAAGGTGCTGAAAGACCGCGGCTATGAGTACGGAGAGCACTGGGGACCGCACGACATCGAAAACCGCGAGTTCGGCGCTGATGCTAAATCGCGCAAAGAGCTTGCTCAGGAAGGCTATGAAATTGACGGCCAGGTGTACTCGATGACCTTCAATGTTGTTCCGAAAACTGGTGTCGATACCGGCATCGAGTCGGTGCGTGAAATTCTCCCGTCCTGTGTCTTCGATGAGGAGAAGTGTGCCGAGGGCATATCTCACCTTGAGGGCTACCGCAAGGAGTGGGACGACAAGCGCGGCTGCTGGAAAGACAAACCGCTTCATGACTTCACATCACACGGTGCTGACAGCTTTCGCTACTTTGCAGTAGCGAAGAACAACCACAAGCAGGTCGGCGCAGTATTCTTCTAAGGAGCTCATCAGTGAGTGAACAACAAGGCGAGGTTTCATTCCTCGTTAATGCCCTTGCTGATGCTATCGGGCGGCAGCGCATGCTGTACGCAGGCCAGCCGGGAAATACCAAACGCACGAAGTTGTGGGATGAGTTCGGCTATCCAAACAGCCTCGAGTTCGACCGCTACTACCGGGCCTACGAGCGCAACGCGGTGGCGTTTGCCGCAGTCCATAAGCTTCTTGATTCGTGCTGGGTTGATAACCCGACGATCATCGACGGCGACGGCGGAAAGGAGTCAACCGAGACAACGGACTGGGAAAAGTCAGCCACTAAGCTGCTGAAGAAGCACTGGCCGAAAATTAAGGATGCGGATCGCCGCAATCTTGTTGGCCGGTACTCGGCATTGCTCATTCAGTTCCGCGACGGCAGGGAATGGCATGAACCGGTAGATCGGGCGAAGGTTAAATCCCTGCGAAATATCGGTAACGGACCCATTGTTAAGCTGATGCCCGCGTGGGAATCGCAGATCAAGCCGGGTAATTTCGATACCGACACGCTTTCAGAAACGTACGGCCAGCCAGTTTCGTACAACTTCAACGAGCAGCCAGTCGGTGATGATGGCACGTATGGCCCGGTGCGCGGCGTTACCGTGCACCCTGAGAGAATCATCATCCTCTGCGAAGGCTCGGAAGACGAAAATATGCTGTCTGGCGTACCTTTCCTGCGCGCGGGCTACAACAAACTGCTCGACCTTGAAAAGGTATCTGGCGGTAGTGCCGAGGGGTTCCTGAAGAATGCAAGTCGCCAGCTCGGGATTGCGTTCGACAAAGAAACCAACATTGCGAACCTGTCAAAGCAAGCCACGGAATCTGGCTACAAAGACCTGGGCGAGGCGCTTAACGACAAAGTCGCCAAGATGAACCGTGGCACTGATGCTGCCCTGGTTATGCAGGCGGGCACGCCGTCTGTTCTCTCCGTTGCGGCGGCAGACCCGTCCCCGACCTGGACAGTGGCCGCCAATGAGTTTGCATCTTCGATTCAATGCCCGTTCACCATACTGTTTGGTCAGCAGACGGGGCGCCTTGCCTCCGATGAGGACAAAACAGACTGGGCTAAGCGCTGTAACGGCCGCCGTTGGGGATTCCAGTCAACGATTGTAGAGAGCGTGCTTGAGCGCTTCTGGACGGTAGGCGTCATTGACCCGCCATCCTCCGGAGAGGTCACGCTGGCATGGTCTGATCTGCTCGCTCCGAGCGAAAAAGAGAAGATTGCCAACATGCAGGCAATGGCCGTCGTGGCGAAAGATACACAGCAGGCATACGGCACACCGGCGGTGGATGAAAACGAAATCCGCGCAGTCGGTGAGTTGGAGCCTCGCAAGGTCGTGTCGCCACCTAACCCTGATGTAAAGCAAACCGATAAGGATCCGCTGACAGATGATGATGACAGCGCAAACCAGAATCGGGACGCCAATCGTACCGCGCAATAAAGCTGACCCCACGCAGTCATCGCGGCAGGTAAGCCGGATGTTCAGCGATATCGAAGGCCGGTATCTGAACATTAAGCGCAGGCTAAAGGTACTCTTTGACCAAAGGCTGACAGGACAGCAGCGAGAGGTGAACGCGCAGCGGTCATGGATGATGTGCAACAACGAAGGTGCAGAGCCTTCACTGTATCAGGTCAATGTCGGTAAGTTCATCTACGACATGACAGCTGCTGAACTGGCCGACCTGCTCCAGGTGGTGCAGTCGATTCTGGATGATGAGCTTCTCGAAGGCGGCAGTCAGAACCTGTGGGCGATGGACTACGTCATTGCGGAATATGACCGCGGCACGCTAAACGCCTTCACCAACCTGTCGGTGCAGTCGCAGGCGTACGCCAGTCAGACGACGCTCCAGCAGCTTTTAAGCAGCCTCGGTTATCAAAACCAGATAGCGGCGGCCAAGTTGACGACGTTCAGTGACTGGAAGGTCATCAGCGACACTGCCCGCGGCGATTTGACTAACATCATCACCGATGCTGTGGCGCGCGGGGTGTCACCAAGGGATACCGCTCAGGTTATTAGTAAACGCCTGGACGTAAGTATGTCCAAAGCCAAAACGATAGCTCAAACGGAGCAAGTTGGAGCATTAAGGCAGGCGCAGCGCAATGAGGTTGATTGGGCAAAAGAACGCCTGGGTCTGAATACCGGATTGCTGTGGCTGTCAGCGCTCAAGCCGACGACGCGCACCTGGCACGCCAGCCGTCACGGCAAGGTCTACACCACCGAAGAGGTGCGCGATTTCTACAGTGAAATGAAGAACCGCGCCAACTGTTATTGCAGCCAAATCCCAGTATTACTGACAGATGATGGTCAGATTTATAACGAGGGATTGGCTGATAAATTGGCTGCCGAGCGCAAGAAATGGAAGCCTGACGAAAAGTGAAGTGGTAAAATTGACGTGCGGCTAGACCGGCCAGTCGAAGAGGGTGAACGTAGACACCCCTGCCGCACCCATCATCTACGAAACCTGCTACGAGGTTTAGAATGAAATCATGCAAGAAATGCGGTGAGACCAAGCCGTTATCTGAGTTTTACAGAAGCAAAAAATGCACTGATGGATATCGCGGAAGCTGTAAGGCGTGCGCCTCTTTGCTTAACAAAACAAAATGTCTTCCAGCCAGCAAAGATGGCGTTGTCCCTCTGCCATCAAAGGATAGGCTGAATGAGCTTTTTGAGGTGTTAGGGTCTGACCTGATAGCCAAGATATCTCGCGGCTGCGTCAAGAGTGGCTCAGTTTGTGGCTATAAGCGCAAAGATGGCTACATCCGCGTCAAAGTCGATGGCGCACTGGTAATGGCCCATCGAATCGTCTGGAAGATGTTCAACGGCGATGAGCCTGATTTTATCGACCACATTAACGGCGTGCGCTCCGACAATCGCATAGAAAATTTGCGAGCCGCCACCAAGTCGATCAATAAAATAAACGAGAGCCTTAGGTCTAACTCGCAATCTGGATTTATCGGAGTTTCTTGGCACACGCCAACAGATAGCCGAAAGACATCAAAATGGGTCGCAAAGATCGCACTTGCTGGTAAGCACCATCACATCGGGTACTTCCATGACCTCAAGCTTGCCGTCCTCGCCTACAACGCTGAATGCGAACGGCTCCATGGCGAATACGGCAAGCGCAAGATAGAGCACAATTTGAATAAGCTCCGAGAATTGGGGCTCTGAAGAATACCAACAAGGTCGCTCCGGCGGCCTTTTTTATTACCAGAAATCCACCAATGAGGACCCAGCATGAAACGCAACCGCGTTAACGTGCTGACCGTCGTCAACTCCGCTTCAAACATCACTACTGAAACCATCGACGGCAAGCCACATATCGTGGTTCGCGGCATCACGCCTGTCGTGGACGATATTGTGATGAACCGGAAGTTGTACCCGGCAGCAGAAATCGAAAAGGCCTACAACACGCTCGAGCGTAACCCGATGCCGCTGGGCCACCCGAAAGTGGACGGCAAGCATGTTTCGGCGCGCGATGTCCGGGCGGTGAATGAATATCACGTCGGGGCCTGGCTGCAGAACGTCAGCCACAAAGACGGGAAGGTAACGGGCGACATGTACGTTAACCGCCAGTACGCCGAGTCGAGCGAAAAGGGCAAGCGCCTGATTAACCGCCTTGATGAGATGATCGCTGGCACTAACTCTGAGCCAATCCACATCTCCACCGGCCTGCTGTATTCCGGCATCGCCGCCAACGGTGAGTCGAAGGGCAAGAAGTATAACGAGATCGCCACCAACATGATGTTTGACCACGTTGCGGTGCTGCTCGATGAGCCTGGTGCAGGAACGCCATCTGATGGCGTCGGCATTTTCGTGAATTCCGAAGGCGAAGAGACGGAGATAGAGGTCTGCAACTTGCAAGATGCACTCGTTAACGACAATCGAAAAGATGGCTGGCTGAATAAAATAAAGTTCTTTGTCACCAATGATGGTGGCATGTCTTTTGACGAGATCGCCAGCTCACTGCGCGAAGCTATTCGCTCCAAAAACTCTGATTCATGGCGTTATGTCGTCAGTATTTACCCAGACCATCTGATTTTCGAAGAAGAGAAGAAGAACACCTCTGGCCGGTCCCTATTCAAACAGAAGTACCTCATCTCTGACGGGGCTGTATCGCTCGTCGGCGAACCTGTAGAAGTCGTGCGCAAACCCACTGAGTACGAGATTAAAACCAACGGAGAGAACGATCCGATGAAAGAACTGATTATCAATGCGCTGCAAGCCGCTGGTAAGCCGACTGAAGGCAAGTCCGACGCCGAGCTGATGGACGCATACAACCAGATGAAGGCCGAAGAAGCCACCGCCAAGAAAAAAAGCGATGAAGAAATCGACCCGGAAACCGGCAAGCCCAAGAAAAAAGAGCAGGCCACCAATAACGAAGAGATGCCAGCGTGGGCACAGAAACTCGCCGATCGCGTGGATGTCGTTTTCAACAGCCTGAACGCGAAAACCGACAAAGAGAAAGGCGAAAAGCGCGCGGCAGTGAAACTGGCGATGAACATGAGCGATGAAGAAGTCGCAGATCTGGACGGCAAGGCGCTCGATGCCATGTACGCCAAGTGCCAAACCTCTTTCGGCCTGAACGGTGCATTCCGCCAGGCAACCAACACCCAATCAGTCAGCGAAATGCCGGAGTAAAAAATGGCTAAAGACGGAAAGCATATTATCCACGCCGGCGGCGTGTTCCCTAATCCGCTGCTTAACCGCGAAGGCGGGGCGGCTGCATCGACTCTGCCTGGTACTGTTGGCTTCTTCAGTACTGCTGACAAGTTCACGGCCTCTGTGGTCGGGGCAGAATCCGCCATCAAGTATGTGGCAAGCAAAGACTACCTGCGCTGCCTGAGTGTTGATGACGCAATCCCAGCCAATGAATTGGTTGTTGGTATTCATCCGCTGCCTGGCATGTTCCTAAATGTGCGAGCAGCAGCGGGCACTTACACCAAAGGCCAGCCGGTTGCAGTAGCCAACGGTCAGATCACTGCGGTTGTAGATGATGCCGCCGTATTCGCTTATGTCGAAGAAGATAAAGCAGTCACTGCGGTGGCGGGCGATCTGATTCGCGTTGTGTTCAAATAAGGAGCACTGAATGTTTGTATTCTCCAAGTCTATCGGCGAGAAGACCGGTAACCTCGCGGTAAACCAGGCGCAATGGCGCGCTCTCGAACTTGAGCGAAACGCCAGTGCTCAGGCAGCAGCTGATTTTCTGGCGCGCACTCAGTTCCGTGGTGATGCAGAAAACGCCCCTTATCTCGACGCGGTGAACGCAGTTGACGATATCCGCCGCCTGTATCGCGCTTTCGACACAACTGTGCTTCAGCAGTTCGAGCCAAATACCGAATTCACCCTGCTGAACGATCTGATGCCGCTCTCTCGCTCCGTGCGAATTGAGCAGTCTCGTTACGATTACGCTCGTACCGGCGGCCGCGGCTGGGCTCATACTTCCATGTCCGGTCAGGTTGGTGCGGCGCTGGATGCACGCAGCTATTCCTTCGATGGCACCATGGTACCTATTCACGACTCGGGCTTTAAGTTCGAATGGCGTGATCCAATCTTCAACAGCCCGCAGGCATTGCAGTCGCAGTCGGATGCTCAGCGTGGTTCTGTAGAAGATGTACAGCGTCGTTACGTTGACTACATTTTCAACGGCTTCCGCGATAAGGCTGGTAACTTTGCAGTATTCGACGGCCTGACCTGGAAAGGGCTGCGTGACGATGAGCGTGTAGCACAGATCGACCTTGGTGCTTCCGGCCTTAACATCGATTTCACCTCTGGCACAGCAACGTCTCAGGCTATCCGCGCCGGGGCAATCGCGCTTCGTGATCAGATGCGTCGCGTGAACAACCAGTATGCTGAGCAGACCTGGTACGTATCCGGTGAAATCATCTCTAACCTGGAGCGTTATTTCTCCGACAACTTCCAGTCCGGAACGATCATGGATGAAATCCTGAAACTGACCGGTGTAGCGGCGATTAAAGAAGACAGCCAGCTCACAGGTAACGAGATCGTCATCGTTCCGCTGAGTGCAGGCGTCATCGCTCCAATCGTCGGCCAGGCTATCGGTACGGTTGCATCTCCGCGGCCGGAGTACAACAGCGACTACATCTGGCGCACCTGGGGTGCAATGGGGTTGATGGTCAAGCAGGACATCAACAACAAATACTCCGTAATTCACGCATCAAGCTAAGGATAAATCATGGCACTGGTAGAAATCGTGGCAAGTAACCTGCACGCCGGTGCCAACCTCCGCAAACTGGAGGTTGGTTCGGTGGTGGATGTGGACGATGCAACAGCTGAGCGCTGGATTAACACAGGCAAGGCGAAGGAGACAGACAAGAAGAAAGGCGAGAAGTTAGTGTTTGAGGTGGCAACACCTTCAGCACCCACAGGTGATTCGTCTGACCTGCAAAAGCAGCTCGCCGACGCACTGGAGCAGAACCAAAAGCTAATCGCCGATGGTGAAGCTAAAGACAAGGCTCATGCCGACGCGCTGGCAGCAGAAACAAAACGCGCTGACGAAGCCGAAGCAGCACTGGCGGAAGCAATCAAGAAGGCGAAATAACCATGGCTGACCCAATCACAGCGGCAGACGTGCAGGCGTACCTCGGTGAATTGGGTTACACCATTCCCATGGCGTTGCTGGATCCGATTCTCTGCGCGGTAAACAAGATTATCCCGTGCCTCGATGGCGCTGGATACGATGACTGCACCGCGAAGCTGATCCTGATGTACGCCGCCGCGCTTATGGCTACGTCGTCAGGCGCGCGCCGTATCAAATCTCAGGGTGCGCCTTCTGGCGCGTCCCGTTCGTTTGAATATGGCGATGACAGCATTACCTGGCTGCGCGACTCGCTAGCCAGGCTCGATACCAGCGGCTGCACCGGCGAGCTGCCAATCAGCGCCGGTAACAGCGTGGGGCTTTTCCTGGTGGTCGGGGGATGCTGATGACGTACAAATCAGTGAAGCATGGGCTGCCGCGTTCTTTCACCCGAGTATGGGTGATGACCGACACCGGGCGGGAGACTACCGGCTACGTGAAATCGGACGGCGAGTGGTTCATCAACTGCCCGCGCATCCGGGCGACTGGTGCGAAGGTGCTGCGCTGGAAGGAGGGCTGATGTCGTCTACTGCTTCATGGTCGTACAACAAGCCGTGCACGATATGGCGCAAGGGTGCAGGTGGCAATGACGAGTGGGGCGATCCTGTCGACCCATACGAACCGCCTGAAACCATCATGTGTGACTACATCGGCGGCCTGTCTGCAAAGCTCGGGTCAATCGGTAAAGAGGTTGTGGTCAAAAACACCTTTTTCACGGCTTACGCTCTGGCCGATGAGGGTGATTACATCCTCATTGGTGTGAGCACTGAACCAGACCCTGTCGTGGCCGGTGCCGATGAGGTTCGTCACGTGACGCGCTGGAACGATACTCTCGACGGCCTGGAAGATGACTGGGCGATAATTACGGGAGTGTAGCCATGGGCATAAAAGTTCGCGGCGCGGCACGTGTTGAGCGCAATATTGACCGAATTCTGAATGATATTCAGGGTAGGAAAATCATTCGAGCGCTCCAGTCTGCGATGATTCTTGGGGCGGCTAGAGCGGCACTTTACACGCCGATCGATACCTCAGCACTTTTGAATAGCCAGTTTCGCGAAATAGTAACTGACGGAGCTGTAATCACAGGCAGGGTTGGTTACTCGACCAACTATGCCGTTTATGTTCATGACCCTGGCAACCCGCAGAGGTTCCGTCGCTCAACTGCTAAAAAAGAATTCCTCACCCTTGGATTTGAAGAGGAGCGCTCTGCCATCGATGATGTTGTGCGTAAGGAGCTTTCACTATGACACCAATGATGCATGAGCGGGTCAGAAACATGTTCGTCGATGCCGGGCTAACTGCGGGTTTCACAGTGCAGCAGCTGATGTACGATGACCCCGGCGACCTGTCGAAAGCGATCATGGTGTTCAGGCCAAACGGCGGCTCGAATATCCGTACTGACCTCGGCTCTGAGTATCACGTCCTGGTTGATGTCGTAGGCGCAAAAGATAAGCGCAAAGACGCACTCAATGCCGTGCAGCGCATCGTCGATTACGTCCAGGCCAACCCCATGGCTGACGAGTGTGTCGGCTACATCCAGAACATGGGCGCAATTCCCGCGCCGGTGCTCACAGAAGAAGGGCGAATAGTCTTCCGACTCCAGTTCGCCTGCACCTATGGAGAGTGATATAATTTCACTGCGCGGCTAGACCGGCCAGTCGAAAGCGGAGAACACAGACTCCGTTGCCGCGCACCTCCATCTGTGAAACCTACTGTGAGGTTTATTATGGAAATAGCTAAAGACAAAGAGCTACCTGTTGAATATCTGCAGGAATGTTTTCATTACGATCCTGAAACCGGTGAGCTAACTTGGAAAGAAAGGCCGTTAAGTCATTTCGAACACTCCACCAAAGCTGATGGCGGATTTAATAAAAAATACGCTGGTAAAATTGCTGGATCTGTCATGGCGAGAGGCTATGTATGGATTACGCTGAATAAGCGTCCTCATTTCGCGCATCGCATAGCGTGGGCCATTCACTACGGCGAGTACCCAAAGGATGTTATTGACCACGTGAATGGCATTCGTACTGACAATAGAATCTCTAATCTTGTGCAATCCACGCCTAGCGCCAATTCCAGAAACCAGAAGAAGAGATCCACTAATACTTCTGGGCACATGGGAGTTTGTCGCCGAAGCGATAACGGAAAATATCGAAGCTTTATTCAGGAAGGTGGGAAGAGAGTGTGGCTTGGTTGTTTCGACACCTTAGAAGAGGCAATCGCCGTCAGAAAGGAAGCGGAAAAACGCTTCGGGTATCATGAAAACCACGGTCGATAAGACCAAACATCGTTAACCAAGGTCGCCATCTGGCGGCCTTTTTTTATGGCTAAAAGAGGTCAAAGATGGCTAATTGCAGTAACTCAAATGAGCGGCTATTTGGAGCTGCCGTCGTGCTCGAAGTGGCTGATGGCTGCCCAGATGTAAAGCCGGAAGAATCGGAATGGATGGCGTTAGCGGCCGGGACATCTAAAGGGTTCGACTTCAACCCTAACTCAGTAACTTCTGACGCAGATGATGGGGCAGGCTACGTAGAGACAATCATCACTAACAGCGACTTCACGATCAGCTTCGAGGGGGAGGTTCGTAAGAAGGATAAGCTCGACCAGTATGGCATTGGCAAATTCATTACCTACTTCGCTACAGAATTAAAAGCGAAACGTCAGCCTGGAATGTGGGTAAGAATGGATTACGGCCCGGTAGAGTTTGTTGGTTATATGAATATCAGTGCGCTCAGTTCAGACGGAGGCAGTAACGACATCGTCACGTTCTCTACTGAGTTCAAAGTCGGTGACGCAAGCACCATCGAAGTGAACGAAATCACTGCGGTTGCTGTGACTGGCGTGACGGTAACCCCGACAACCAGCACCGGCACGGCAGGTGGTACCAGCACCTTCACGGTGAATATCGCACCAACCGGCGCAACCAACAAAGATTTCACTGTAGCGACTACCGATGCGACCAAAGCAACGGCCACCGCATCCGGCAACACCGTTACCGTGACGCGCGTCGCCACCGGCAGCGCGCAGATCATCATCAACACCGAAGACGGCAACTTTGTGGCCGTGCATACGGTTACCGTTACGTAACGGACATTCCAAAGGGCGGCGTGCTGCCCTTGATAATGACCGCTAAACGGAATTGACCCATGATCCCATTAAAAGAAATTGGCGAATTCCTTATTGCTGCTGGCGAAAAGGAATACTTTTTCCGTCCATCGTTTATCAATATGACTCGAATAGGCGAGCCAAAAGATATCGTTACTGCTTTCTATGATCTTCATCATGATGAAGTATCAGATCTTATAAGGTCGGCCATCAATGCCTATGGATTGGTGCCTGAGTGGCTCATTCAGCATATAAGAACAACCAGTTATGGGAAAAAAGCAATAATGGCTGCAATGACGGTGCTTTCATCCTGTTGCGACACAGACGTTACCCCATTGATTGGTGAGCTACGCATAGCCAAAACCAAAGGAAAGCCATTCAAACTCCGGCATGGGGCAATGGATGAGTTTGATATGGTTGTGATTGCGCAAGCACTAATAACGCACGGCATTATTGGGAAAGCCAGGATAAGAAAGCTACAGCGCCATGAGAATACCAGCACGACATCTGAATTTAATGCATTCGAGTATATCAGCGCAGCCAGAAATCATTTTGGTATGAGTCGGGATGAGGCGGAGCAGCTTACTATGACTGAGTTTCAGTATTTAATTTCTGCCAAATACCCGGACCAGAAAGGATTTACCAGGGAAGAATATGACTCAATATCAGAGGATTATTTAGCCAAAAAAGCAAGAAGAGTGTCGATGGCTCAGCAGGCGGCATGAGCTGTTCATTACAGTAACCTCGCTCAGGCGGGGTTTTTTATTGCCCGGAGATTAGATTATGGCTGGTACTGTCAGCGCTGGAACGATTGTTTATGAAGTTGACATGGACACCGCCGGGATCCTTCAGGGACGCCGGGATATTGATGCCGCGTTGAATGGGCTCAACGGTAGCATGGGCCGACTTGAAGCGGGATTGAACCGCACTGAGCGATCCCTGTCTTCGATTGAAGGCACTATGTCCAGCTTAACCGGCGTCGCGAAAGCGCTTATTGCTGCTCTTTCTGTCCAACAGGTTGGCGCATATGCCCAGGCATGGCAGGATCTGAGTAATAAACTGGCAAACGCCGTCAGGGATTCCGTACCGCCGTTTGAGACTCTTGCTGATGTTACAGATCGAGTTTTTGACATATCTCAAAAGACGCGTTCAGGTCTCGATGCTACGGCTACGCTCTATGCGCGTCTGGAGCGATCAACAAGAAGTTACGGTGTCAGTGTCGAGGATATTACAAAGCTAACAACCATTATTAACCAGGGTTTTGTGGTTTCCGGGGCAACAGCCGAGGAGGCAAGCAATGCAATCATTCAGCTTGCTCAGGGGCTGGCGTCCGGAGCATTAAGAGGTGATGAATTTAACTCTGTGAACGAGCAGGGTAACCGGCTCATGATTGCTCTTGCTGACTCGATGAATGTCAGCATTGGGGCGCTCAGAAACATGGCTGCAGAGGGCAAGTTAACCACTGATGTGATCGTGAATGGGTTGCTTTCTCAGGGCGATAAAATTGGACAGGAGTTCGCTAAAACTACTGCCACGATCAGCCAGTCTCTTGAAATTGCCAACAACAACATCACGAAGTTCTTTGGCGAGAATGCCACTGTAAAAACTGGCGTCAAAATATTCAGTGATTCAGTCATTTCTCTCAGTGAAAACCTGGACGTTCTCAGCACTACGCTCACGATTGTTGCCGGCGTAATGGGTGCGCGGTATGTCGGTGCGCTGACCATGGCTACCTCAGCGAAAATCGCTGATATCGCAGCATCCCGTCAGCAGGCTGTTGCAGAGAGTCAGGCGGCACAAGCAGCTTTGGTTGCTGCTAATTCTGCTCAGCGTAAGGCTCTGGCTGATAAAGAGGCTGCTCTTTCGTCTCTCGCGCTGGCCCAGGCTGAATATAACGTGGCAAAAGGTAGCGCTGCAGAGATGCTGGCAATGGATGCTCTTGTGGCCGCAAAAACTCGTGCTACTACCGCATCTCTTGCTCTTGCCGAGGCTGAAACTGCCCAGGCTGCAGCATCTGCCCGCGCAGCGACCGCTGCTCGTGCAGCGTCAATTGGTATCGGAATGGCCCGTGGTGCACTTGCTCTTATAGGGGGTCCAGCTGGTGCGGCTATGCTTGCTGCCGGAGCGATCTTCTATTTCTGGCAGAAAGCTCAACAGGCAAAAGAGGAGGCTATCGCCTTCGCCGATGGTCTGGATAAGCTCAACGCCGCCATGAATGCAATGTCGAACACGCAGCTGCGTGGGGCTATTGCAGATGCCAATAATTCTATTCGAGCTCAGAAAGAGGATGTAGCAGATCTGCAGAGTGAAGTTGACTCGCTGAGAGACAGATATCAGAACTTTACCCCGGCAGCGCAGGAAGTTGCTGAATCTATGGGGCAAGGTGCGTATTTCGCCCGTCAACAGGCGGAGGTGTCTGATGAACTGGCTCGCAAGACGCGAGATCTTGAGGCCGCAAAGGATAAATTATCCCGGACAGAAGAAACCGCGTCTGAGGCGACTCGCACACTCACGAACAACATGCTTACGGCGATGGGCGTTCATGATCAACTCATCGAAAAATCCTGGTCTCTTGAGCAAGTTCAGGGTGCGGTAGCGAAAGCCTTTGGGGAGACGGCTGATGAAATAAACCGAGCCAATCAGGCCGGAAAAAGCTTTGACCACAAAGCGCTGCAGATATCTCCCGCGACCAAGGAGGGCGATAAAGTTATCGCTACTCTGGAAGAGCAGAATGAATTACTTAAAATTCAGGACGAGAGAGAGCGGGCGATAGCCAAAGCCAGGATGCAGGCTGCCAAGGTCACTGACAATCAGAATCAAATCTCTGCAGCTGGCAGGCTGGCTGCTGAAAATTATGATTTAGAGAAGTCAGAAGAAGCCAGAAAAAAATCTCAACAAGAGAGTGAGCGGCAGGGGAAGAAATCAGCGTCTTCTGCTGAATCTGTTGCTCAGAAGCTGGCGAATCTGAAGCAGCAGTCAGAATTGGCAGCTGATTCAACGGAGGAGCTAAGCAGAGAGCAGGCCATATTACGTGCTCAGCAGTCACTGGGTAATTCTGCAACCCAGGAGCAAATCAAAAAGGCCGGTGAATATGCAGCAAAAGCATGGGATGCATCAGCAGCAGCCAAAGGGGTAACAGAAGCACTTAAGGCAATGCCTTTGCAGGCGGAGAATAAATCCTACGCCGAATCCATGCAAAATCTGAAGGCCGCACTGAACGCTGGGAAAATAGATCTCAAGGAGTATAACGCTGCCACGGAGAAAATGGCGCTCGAGCACCAGAATAACCTCGCCAAGATTAACGCCCAGGCCACAGTCAATCCGGTAGCTTCTGCCCGATCCGAAGTTGACCCGGTACAGCAACTGGTGAACGAAAATAACCAGAAGTTAGCCCTGATGCAGCAATATCAGCAGCAGGAACAGGCGATACTCCAGCAAAGTTACCAAAAAGGGAAAATAAATTACGATCAGTTCGTTGCTGCAAAGGCAGCTACCGATGCCCAGTACCTTGCCTTAAAGACTGCGCAGGAAAACCAGTTCAATGAGCAGATGACAGCCGCTCAGTGGCAATTGCTCAGCCAGCAAGGTCTTGGTTATGAAATGCTGACAAGCGCGGTGGATGCGTTTTCAGGTAATGCATCCAATGCGTTAACCGGGCTGATCACCGGAACGATGTCAGCGCAGGATGCTATGCGCTCACTCGGTAACACGATGCTGAACAGCGTGGTCAATGCGCTAGTCCAGGTTGGAGTTGAGGCCCTCAAAAACTTCATTATAGGGCAGACATTGGGCGCAGCGGCTACTGCTGCTGGAGCATCTCAGGCTGCAATCTTGGCTACAGCTTGGGCTCCTGCCGCCGCCATGGCTAGCCTCGCTTCATTTGGGGCCAACTCAGTTCCTGCCATGGCAGGAATTGCTTCAACGGTAGGTCTGGCACAGGGCCTTGCTTTAACCGGTATGCGTTACAATGGCGGCCCAGTGAATGCAGGAGGTCTTTATCAGGTCGGTGAGCGAGGGAAGCCGGAGATTTACCAGGCCAGCACCGGTAAGCAGTACATGATACCGGGCGACAACGGCAAGGTGATCAGCAATAAGGACATGACTGCCGGAGGCGGTGGAATTCAGGTTAGCGTCATATTCAATGATATGTCATCAGGACAGCATATGTATGACGCCAGAGCCACGCAAGCTGGAAATACTCTGACTGTCGAGGCGTTCGTTGCCGATATGAACAATGGGGGCATTATGAGTCAGGCAATCACAGGAAATACTACTGCCAAACGCACGCCAAGGGGTCAGGGCTGATGCCAATTATCGACTATCCCGACTGGCTGCCGCTGGCGCAGAAGGCCAGCAAAAACATGACTCTCGATACCGGGTTTCAGACCGATCAGCCAGCGGTCGGCCCGGCTATCTTCGAGAATCAAACCGACGACCTGAAAGTGACCTGGTCACTGACGTGGATCTTCACTCTGGCTGAGGAAAGAGCATTCCAGCAGTGGCTACGCAGCCCAAACTATCTCAACCGGGGCCTGAACTGGTTCAGGATGAATATCAATCTGGGCGGCAGTGGCCTGCAACTCCAGGAGCTTCATTTCGCCCAGATGCCGTTGCAAACCAGTATCGACGGCGGGGTGGTGACCTGGACGGGGACCGTTATTGCGAACCACCTCTATAACGCTGACGACGAGTTCGACGATATCATTGTTGAACTGCCGCCGCCGTGGGATTCGTGGCTGGATATCGTTGTCACGGGTTACCCAGACGGACGCGATCCGGAATCACTACCGAGGGTGCCGTAATGCCGAGCCTAAGGGAGTACAAGCAACAGCGCCCGATTCGCGGCAGTTACGACACCATTACCTTTTACCATCCTTCCTTCGGTTATGTTCGCCTGGTGGACAAACAGTTCTTCGAGAAAACGCTTGCAGGTCAGGTATACAAGCCAGCGCGCTTTGAAATCGAAGAGAGTCAGCAGAGCGGCACGCCGGTGATCGACGCCACTGTTAAGTTGGGGCGGCTTTCATCAGATATCAAAACGCTGATGAAAAAATGGAAGGGTGCGTCAAGGCTGTCACCAATCACCGCTACCAGGCGGATTTTCGATAGCGGAGATACATCTGCGCCTATGAAAAACTGGACGCTTTTTGTGAAGACTGTTGACGTTGATTCAGATGCTGCCTCTGTAACCCTTTCCATTACCAACCCATTAAATAACAACATCGGTCGCCTTTATGATCCAGTCGAATACACGGGACTTCAGTACCTCTGATTTTATTCGGAAGATGATCGGCGTGCCGTGGGCTAACCGGGCCTGCTCGTTCGATAGGGTCGACTGCTGGGGCCTGTGCGTGCTGTATTACCGGCACGTTCTCGGCATTGAGCTGCATCAGACGCCGGACTACGAAGCCGGCGAGGACTTCTTCACCTGCTATCAGGGTGATGTCGTTTTCTGGCGCCCGGTCGACAAGCCAGTTGAGGGTGGGATATTCGTCGGGTACCGCGGCGCGCAACCGGCACACGTTGGCCTGGTACTGAACCGGCAGGCGTTGCATTCGCGCGGCGAGAACGGAAGTGTGCGCATGGACTCGTTGCTGGTTATACAGCGGGCATTCACCAAAGTGGAGTATTTTTCGTATGGCGCTGGTTGAGATATCGAACTTTCCAGGAACGCCTAAGCTGCGTTGCAGGGTGCCAAACGGCACCCTTTTTTATGACTGGCTGGCGGCCAATGACGCTACCTTTCACCGCGATCTGCTGATCGTCCGCAATGGCGTAAAGTTGGGCGACGATGATGAGCTGGCGTTTGAACTGAGTGAGCTGGACCACATCCAGATATTCGACCAGCCAAAGGGCATTGTCGGCGACATCCTGAGCCCGATCTTTAAAGTGGTGGGCCAGGTATTTTCGTTCCTGGCACCGAAACCGGCCATTGCAAACAGCGGCGGCAATACAGTCGACTCACCCAACAATAGTCTGACCGGTCAGACAAACACCGCGCGCGTTTACAAGGCCAAGCCGGACATTTACGGGCAGATTCGTTCGTTCCCGGATCTGATTCAGGAGTCGGTGTTCGAATACGTGCACCAGACGTCTACAGACGGCGGCCTGAAGTACGTTACAGAGTGGATGTGCATCGGGATCGGCAAATACGATTACGAGTCCGTGCGCTACTCAGAATCCAGCCTGGGCTCTCTGGCCGGTGCCGAATTCCAGTTCTTCCAGCCTGGCGAAGTTATCCCGCAGATCGTCGAAGGTTACGGGTTCGATGACGTAGACGGCCAAGAGGTTCCCGGGCAGAACGAAGCCAGCGACTTCCCTATAGAAACAGCAACGGCAAACACGGTGGTCAGCGGCACGTATTCCGGCGGCCAGATAGCGATGAAAATCGTGAAGCAGGCAGATTTCGATTACTTCATGGGCCTGGTGCTGCCGCACGCGGTGACCTTCACCATCAATGTGACGTACAGCACGGCCTCCGGCAACGTGACTACCGATGCTACATTCTCCGGCACGCTGATTTCCGCCGTTGAAACAAACGACGGTGCAGTGGTTAACCCGGTGCGCTGGTACACGTTTACGATGAACCAGCTCGAAGGACCGCAGGACATCCCGGCGAATGCCACGATCAACACCACGAAATTCATCCTTAACGATAACGAGGCGCTGGTGGTTGGGCCGTTCTTTTCCCCGGTCGAGTCAACCCAGTTGTGGCTTCATACGCAGTCCAGCCTGGGCGGTAAGAAAGAAACGAACTGGAAGGTGGTCATCTGGAAAATTGACGACGACTACAACCAGGTGCCTGGTACGCAGCAGACATTCACGTATCGGCAGACCACGCCTCACCAGTCAACGAGTGAGGTGTTTTATCGCACTGACAAGATCACTCCGTCCGGCGGATTCGGGAAATACGCGGTCAGCTTCCAGCGCACGGATAACTCCGGCGACGCGTCACTGCTGAAGGTCGAAGAGATCCATAGCATCAACATCAGGACGAATGTCGTTCATCCGACCGATACGCTGGTGCGGGTGAAGGTGAGGGCGACCGAGAACGCTCTTGGCAGCCGTGAGCGCAAATATAACGCGCTGGTGACGCGTCATACCATCACGTACGACCTGGACACGCAGACGGTGGATTACACCCTGAGGCCGTCGCGCTCGTTCGCTGATGCAGTGGCTCACACCTGGCTCATCATGGGTGAGCAGCCGGTAAGCAGCATTGACCTGTACGGGCTGTACTCGATCGCCGAAAGCCTGCCTGATGAGCGACTGGGCTACTTCGACTACACGTTTGACGACGAGAACGACTCACTCGGCGACCGCGTGCAGGCGATCTGCAATGCGGCGTCGGTGGTGGCGTACTGGGATGACGGCGTGCTGACGTTTACTCGAGACCAGAAGGTTGATTACCCGGCGGCCGTATTCAACCGGGCCAACATGAAGACGGACGAGTACAAAATGACGTACGAGGCCACGCTTCCTGGAGGCTACGACGGCGTGCAGGTGTCCTACGTTCATCCGACCACGAACAACAAGACGTACATCAACTACCGCGTGCTGAATGGCGCCATCGTCGAACAGGAAGCGGAAAACCCGAACAAGCTGGAGATCGTTGGCTTCCGTAATGAGTATCAAGCACGGGAGCGAGCTCTGCGCGAAACCAAACGCCTGATCTACTCGCGCGTGAAGATGAACGCCAAAGTGTTTGAGGACGGAATTATCCAGGTTGGCAGCGTCATTCAGATGCCTGATATCTACGACAGCAACCAGCAGCAGGGTTACATCACCGGCCGCGCCGGGAATGACTTCGATACCAGCGAGCCGATCACGTTTACCGGCTCGATGTATGTGCTGGTGACCGACAGTCTGGGCAACCCGACGCTGCGCTATCCGGCTACGGCCCGCAGCGATACAAAGTACGGATTCACCGCGGCTATCCCTAACATTCAGCTCAACATATGGAACGGAGACACTGTCCAGCTCCCGTCGCGCTACCTCATTGCGACGGTGGAGGAGTTGGACAGTCAGCTATGGACGGTCAACAGCATCAAACCGAACACAGATAACACGGTATCTCTGACCGTCGCGGAATACAGCGACGCCATCTACCAATAAGAACCGTCCCCGACCAACCAGACCCGGCCACCGCTCCGGGTTTTTTTATGGAACTAATATGGCTACGACACCTACCAACCTGTCAGTACCGAGCGAGTCCCCGCGCGATCTGAAATTTAACGCAGGGAAAATTGATGAATTTGTGACATCGCTGGCACTTCAGTACATTGATCGCTTTGGTGATGCGCATTACACAATTGAAGGCCTGAAGGCTTTAGTACTTCAGCAGATATATAATCTTGGCTGGAATCCGGTTGGAAGCTTCCAGGGTGGCGCTACAGTTTCTTCCGCTGGCGATATCATCCAGGATGAAACGACGGGTGTATGGTATCGCTGGGATGACCTCTCCACCTTACCTAAGTTTGTTCCAGCAGGTTCCACACCCGGTTCCACTGGTGGTATTGGTGATGGGAAATGGCTCGCTGTCGATGTAAGTGATGTCTTAAGAAAAGACCTTCAGGGAAGCAATGGCTCAACATTAATCGGTGGCTCTGTTTATGTAGTTGACTATTTTTCAGATGCCAAGGCGGCGAATGCCGGCAAGTCAAAGTACATCATGACGCGTGGGCATCATGTTTTCGGCGTTGGGGCGGCGACATATTTTAGTGATGGTACAACTGGTGTTCCATCAACTGGCAATGAGCTAAAATTTTTCGATGTGACCGGAAAGGGGTGGTATCTGCGTCACGATGGCCGCATTGATTGTCGCCAGTTTGGTGTTGTGGCTGACGGTAGTGATGAAACTACGAAGTTGCAATTATGGTTGGATTGCTGCGCTCAATCTGGGGCCGAAGCGTATATTCCCTTAAATGTTTCCCCATCTGCTGCTGGCTTAATTTGTACCTCGCAACATAATGGTTTGAAATTCAAATGGCATGGGTATGTTAAGCACTGGGGAGATGGAACAAAGCCTGCAACTGTTGTAGATTCATGGGACCCTTCATCTGGATATGTTCTTTACCTGAAAGAAGTAAGTGACCTCACTGGAGAAATAAGAATTGATGGTGTAAGGACATCTAAGATAGCCGATGAACACATCCATAATATACATTCCTATGGCGGGAAAAATCACGTATTGTCATTATTTTTCAAAGAAACAAGAGGTGATGGAATTTATCTTAATGCAGCGCATGGTAACCAAGATTCAACACCTCCATCAAACATGAAATATCCATTAGTTGAGAGCGTAAACTCTTACTATGACGGTAGAAATGCGATGAGTATTATTTGCGCGGATGGCGTTTCCATAGGCACATTTGTTTCGTATAAGCATGGTGGACGCATTGGCACGGTTATGCAGCCAGGTGGTTTGGATATTGAACCAAATTATAGCTACCAGCCATGTACTAACATCCAGATTGATAGCTATTACTCACGCTCATGTGGAACAGGTTTTACTATTTTTGGTAAGGTAAATACTGGGAATATGGTTGTTAGAAACATCTCTATTTCGAAGATGGAAATTGTGATGGAGTATATTTCTTCAAATAACAATCAACTGCGTGGATCGCTTATTATGGGTGCTGATGGTTTGTACATAGGATCATCACATATTCGATGCTTATCAAATTACACTGCAAACTCCCCAATTGGCGTGCAAATTGATGCCTGTTATAATGCAGATATCAATATTTCTACCGAGAGGTTTTACCAGGCGGCAGCAATTGGCATCAAGTCATGGACTGAGGTTGGAGGTCTTGCCAAAATTGTAAATTCAAAAATATCTGTAACCCCTAGGATATTCCAGCGAGGAGCTGTAATAGGTGACGTCAATGGACTTGATTTTGTTATGCGTGGCTTCACCCCTACTTTGATGTCATCTAGTAGCGATGTGGGGCTTGTCCAAACAATTCAGGCAGATGGTTTGGGTGCATCTACAGCCATAAAATCAGCCCGTCTATCAGTATCAAGTGGTCTTGGTGCTGCTATTACATGGGGTGTTTTCTGCGTAAACACAAACATTGATCGTGAGACGTGCATAATTCATGATTCCGACTTATCTAGTATCGCGCACAATGGTACGACAGCCAATAGACTGATCTCCACGGCAAACTTCCAAAAGAGGAACATAGCCGGTGTCACGCCGAAGGGTGGGGCTGACACCATCACAGGCACTAATATCTGGGGTGTTGGGGATGTGGTGAATGATTCGACGGGTCCGGCAGCAGGAGGGTACATAGGGAAGGTGTATACGTCAGCAGGATGGAAATCATATGGTGCTATAGCCAGCTAAACATTGAGGGTGGATCTCCACCCTCACTTATATCATGCTAGTTTTTTTAAAAAATAATGGAGAGGTTTTTCTAACAGGTGATAAGTAATGACAGACGAAATGAGAGTAAGAGCTATTGCCATCCAGAGGTGACTAATTCCAGCACCCTCAGATAACTGTCTTACTTGCCATGAAAGATTCCGTGAAAATACTCCGTGCCATATATATATTGAGTAAGATAGTAACCCTGAATAATAAATAATGGAACTTGAGAGGAATATTGATGTGATGCTCTTTGATGATGCGAGAGATGCTATTAGAAAAGCAAATAATATAACTGCAACAATATCAAGCCCCTTAAATGACAGTATAAATATTGCAGTTATCGATAAGGCGTCAGTCAAAAATGAAGTGCTAATCCTCTTCATTTTTATGAATTCATAAATTTTGAAGCTGAGCACTCCAATAACATATTCGCTCAGGCATCTAACAATGGCCAACGGTCCAGTAAAAATATCGATTTTTGCTGATTTTACAGAAATAAAACATAGGGCGCATAGTGATGCATAAACCAATGCCGTATAAACCTGTTTATACTTAAATGACAGATATAAAATGAACGGGAAAAGCAAATATGAAATTACTTCTGTTGATAAAGACCACGCCGGTTCAATAATTCCATTGCCTGTTACAGATTGCGCAAATATAATATTACAAACGTAGGTGTAAAAAGAGCGAGCCTGGTCGGTTTTGTTTGTGAAAAATATGAAAACTATGCTTACTGCACAGAAGTAAAGAGGATAAATCCTGGTAAATCTATTATATAAAAACTTCATATAATTATTCTCACCTACCTTGCTGATGAATTTATCTTTGTATACGTAGCACATTATAAATCCACTTAGAACAAAGAATAGATCAACAGATAAATATCCATTTCTTATAAAATCTGAAGTCCACCCCATTGGATTAATGTGGTAAAACATAACATATATAGCAAATATGCCCCTAATTCCTGTTAAAGCTTTTATTTCTTTATTCATGCTTTAATCCAAAAAATATTAGTGAAATGCAAATAGTATTGTATAGCGATTTTATGTCTCGATTACAGTATCTAGTCTCAAAAACAGATTCACTTTCATATTCTGTTTTCAAATACAACTCCGACAGACAGTACATTGAAAGCATTGCCGACACTTGCGGTAAGTGATTTCGAATCGATAGGTTAAGAAATGAGCAATGGTAATTTCTTGAAATCCTTTTATGATTGAAAGTGCACAAGCAAATAGCGAACACCACCCAATGAATGAGCGTGTTAATGACACCTATCGATGTGTACCTGGCGAATAACTTTAACATTATAGAAATCAGTGAATTCGGAAAGGTCTGAAGTTTAGCATCACTGTCCAACTTGATCGACTCTCATATTTGACGATACTGTATATAAATACAGTTGTTTTGGGAGGTGGCCATGGAGGCAAAAGCTCAGCGATACAGGCTTGAACAGTTATGTGCCGTTAACCGTTACTCATGCCTGGTTGAAACGTCAGGCGGTTATGCGCTTTTTCAGCCTGATCTTGTGCCATCCAACGGAACACGCGTGCTGGTGCATGCGTTCGGACAACTACAGTTCGCGGTCGTTATGGGCGGTGCGCTCATCACAGAAGACGGTGAAAGCATAGAAGGTGATGCTTTAGATGAAGTTGAAGTTATGGGTGTGGTGACCTTCTTTATAAATGGCGCAGCGGCGTTCACAGACGACAATCCGGTGATGTGATGTTTGCCCTGGTCGATGTGAACTCATTTTATGCCAGTTGCGAGACGGTATTCAGACCAGACCTGCGTGGTCGGCCGGTGGTTGTTCTTTCGAATAATGACGGCTGCGTAATAGCGCGCAGCGCAGAAGCAAAGGCAGTCGGGATAGCGATGGGTGAGCCGTTCTTCAAGCAGAAGGAATTGTTCCGGCGCGCTGGTGTTGTTTGCTTCAGCAGCAACTACGAGCTGTACGCAGACATGTCCAGCCGGGTAATGACCACGCTGGAAGAAATGAGCCCGCGCGTGGAGATTTACAGCATAGACGAAGCCTTTTGCGACCTGACCGGCGTAAGGAACTGCAGGGACCTGACTGAATTTGGGAAAGAGATCCGCGCGACTATTTTACAGCGGACACATCTTACAGTCGGCGTCGGCATAGCCCAGACCAAGACGCTGGCGAAGCTGGCTAACCATGCTGCGAAAAAATGGCAACGGCAGACCGGCGGGGTGGTTGACCTCTCAAACGTCGACCGGCAGCGAAGGCTACTGGCGCTTGTTCCTGTGGAGGATGTCTGGGGAGTTGGCCGGCGCATCAGCAAGAAACTGAACGCTATGGGCATCAAAACAGCACTGGACCTTTCAGAGCAGAGTACGTGGATTATCCGAAAACACTTTAATGTTGTGCTGGAGCGAACCGTCCGGGAGCTGCGCGGCGAGCCATGCCTGGATCTGGAAGAGTTCGCCCCGGTAAAGCAGGAAATTGTATGCAGCCGATCGTTTGGCGAACGCATTACAGACTATGAGCAGATGCGGCAGGCTATATGCAGCTATGCGGCCCGTGGTGCTGAGAAGCTTCGCGGCGAGCACCAGTATTGCCGTTTTATCTCAGCTTTCGTTAAGACCTCTACATTTGCCCTTCATGAGCCGTATTACGGAAACAGCGCATCGGTAAGGCTGCTCACGCCAACTCAGGACAGCAGAGATATTATCAACGCCGCGGTAAAGTGTCTGGACAAAATCTGGAAGGACGGCCACCGGTACCAGAAAGCGGGTGTCATGCTGGGCGACTTCTTCAGCCAGGGCGTGGCCCAGCTAAACCTGTTCGATGACAGTGCACCCCGAGCTGGTAGTGAGAAGTTAATGGAGGTACTGGATCACCTGAATGCAAAGGACGGAAAGGGAACGCTCTATTTTGCCGGGCAGGGTATACAGCAGCATTGGCAGATGAAGCGTGAAATGCTGTCGCCTCGTTACACTACGAGATTTTCAGATTTGCTTGTTGTCCGATAA